GCTGTGTTCAATCGTCCACCAGCACGGCTCGACTTTATTGCGGTAGTCAGACAACGCCTGACCACCTAGTTTGTTGTAGAACTCACGGGTGAGATACAGAAACGTTGCGTCATTGATGATGCGCTTTGCGGAAGGCTCACCCCACGCCCAACGATCACTAGGCGCGGGGGAGCCACCAACGAAGAGGCCGCCCGGCTTTAGGATGCGCCAAAGTTCCTGCATCCCCTTGAAGAATCCTTCAGCATTGCCCTGTTGCCCATAGAGCCCCATGACCGAATAGGCATGGATCTCATCGAAAGATCCGCTAGGGCAGGGGATCATGCTAGTGGTATATCCATCAGATGTGATCCAGTCCGATGTGGTCCAGTCCGAAGGCTGCTCAATGCTGTTTAGGTTGAAGAGGATATCGGGCCTGCAGCGAAAGTCTGCGTCTAGGGTCGTCCATTCGATGGTTGCGTCGGCTGTGTTTGGCAGAAAGAGCTTCCTCTTCTTACCGTCGTTGCCAGCTCCCAACGACAAGCACTTCAAGATCACTTGATCACCTTCTTGCAGTCACACCACTGAGCGGTACACCCACGAGGGCCGTGGATAGATTCGAAGTGCCTGCAGCCCTTGCAGGTTCCAGGCACCACGATCTTCTTTGCCTTACTCGGTGCTGCCTTTTGGCTTCTCATCGTTTTTGATCGTTGTCTTGAAGTACGCCTTCGCAGCATGATGATACACGACAACGCCCTCTGGGTCCATGAAGTTTGGTGCGCATCTTGAGCCAAACGTCTTTAAGTTGAAGATTTGATCTTCAACTTCACGAGTGAGGAACGGACCTTCGTAGAGAAGCGGCACAACGCCAAGGCCCTCGGGGATCGGAAGGCTAGCCGCAGCACGGCCAGACAAGACCGGACCCCACTGAGACGTATTGAACAGCGAGAAACGCTTGTCGTTACCCGTGAGTCCGTACCTACGCTGGATACCCGCGCCCCAGAACTCTCCGTAGTGGCGACCTTCGCCTAGTACGTCAAAGAGCCCTTCGACACGCTCAAGCACCCAGGCAGCAAAACCGCTGTTGTCCTGGCCCTTTGTCGGATAGACCCAGCGGTTGCGCGAGCCGGCGTAGATATGGAAGCGTCCCTCTGGCCTATCAATCGAAACTAGAGGATCGGCCCATGCCGGTCCAGTCGGGCTCCACTCACAGCTCAGTGCATTTTGGATCAGGATCTGCCCGTTCGTCCCGTCGATCTTCTCGGTGATGGTGCAGTCGCGGAACAGCCTTGGGATCTTCTTGAACTCCTCAAACATTCTTCAGCCTCCTACGGAACACGCGGAAGGAGATCGGCTTCATCCCCTCAGGAACGTGCGGCAGCACCCCCTTCAGCCAGATGTTGTACATCTTGGCCAGCCTCTTGACCTTGACTCCGCGCATCAGATTTCCTTTCCGCCGTGACGAAACGCCCTAGTCGTGTTGTAGTTCATCTTTGTGCGGAGTACCAGCTCAAGGTCCACGTCATTGGCTTCGCACCAGTCGAAGATCCTGATCACCGCATCTGCCATCTCAACCGGGATTCCTTCCGGCTTCCCATCCTTGAGATAAACCTCGTTCAGTCCACGCCCATTGCGGAACTCCTCGACGGCCTCGGAGATCTCGGACACGATGAGCAGCATCTTCTCGCAGAAGAGTGCCCGACCCGCCGACTCCCACCCCTTAGCTTTGTTGTTGACGCGGATTTCCTTCATCGTCTCAGCGATGTTCACTCTGCCTCCTCAACGGAATATCCAGCGATCGTCTTCACGCAAAAGACCGCGTGCCCGAAGTTGTCAGTCGCCTCACCCTTGGCGTTCTTCACGTTGTATGTAAACGCTACGTAGTCCGGGGTCGGAGCCTTGACGGCCTCCACCCCATCGAACCGAAGATGCGCCCCGTACGGCAAGAACACACGAACCGTCTTCATGCTTCCTCCACTTTGATGTCATCGAACAGCACGGCAACACTCGCCTGGAATTGCTTCAGCAGTGGCACTGCGATCTCTCGCATCTGAGGGTGCGCGCCCTTCGCCGTACGCTGCTTGAAGAAGTTCCGCCAGGACCGCAGGTTGAGCGTCATAATGATCTCGGTCTTCAGGTTGGTAGGCAAAACGCCGCGTGCAATCTGAGGCTTCACTCCAAGATCGAGAAGAGCGAAGTAGCATCTCTCACACGTTGACATCGCCTCAACCCAATGTCGGTATTCCGCCATGCCGAGCCCTGGGGGCTGGACAACAGTGATCTCTCGTCCGAAGCATTCCTTGCTGTAGTTGCAGTACCGAGTGGACTCTTGCGAGTACGACGCGATGCGATTCCGCACGATCTCATGAGAGATTCCACGGTCGCAGATAATCCTGACGGTAACAACCTCATGCTCGATCACGCTTTCATGCTGTCTGTCGATGAGCGACTTTGCGAAGATCTCAGCGGTTCCCTTCGCGATGCGGCCCTCACTCTTATAGCAAACCCGGCCGTACTTTTCAATGTTCTGTAGCGTCCAAGGGTCAAGCCCGGCTAGGATTTCAAAGCTAGCGGGAACGATCTTCACAGTACCACCTGTCCCCTGAAGTACACGCGCCCCTCAGGCGTAGCCCAGACCATCTCGGGGCCAACGAACTTGCCACCCTTGAAGCCAAGGATCACGAAGCCAGACTGCCAATTCTGCGAGTTGTCTTCGGTGTAGTTCGTGAACTGAGCGCTCTCAACTGTGCTGATGGTGCCAGCATCGATGCCCCAACGTAGACCTCGATAGTCGGAGAAGGGCTTGACCCAGAGCCGGTGATCATGTCCCGTAACAATCGATACTCCTGAGGCGATAGCATTGTTGTAAGCTCCATACTCACCGCCCTTGAATCGATGCTTGATAACAACCTCAGGGATCGCCTGATTCCCGATCCACGTAGCCCACGCAGGAAGCCAACCAGGGAAGTGATCCTTCAGCGTCGTGCCGAAGACGCCTGCGTACTCTGGAACCTTCTCGGCGAGCTTCGTCTCAAAGCGAGCATCGTGGTTCCCCAAGTTCCACACGCGGTACTGCACGAATGGAAGCTCCTCGTATTCTTTGAACCGAGCTGCTGTTTCCTTCAACTCAGCAACCACGGTGGGACGCTCCTTCAGCTCAACGAAGGACGACACGGGCCAGCGAGAGATGGACGCACCGTCGATGGCGTCACCGTTCGCAATGATGGCCCAGGGACGCAGCGCGTTGGCGAGCAGGATGCTTGCCTTGTGCGCGGGCGAAGGAGGCGCATCGGGATGGTAGTGCTGGTCGGACACAACGAAGACGTAGCCGTCTAGCGCGGGCAGGAGAACGCGTGCGCCGAAGCGCGCCCGTCCATAGTTCTGGTTGGCTGTCACGAAATGATCAAGCTCGTTCATTGTTCTTCATGGCCTCGCAGTAATCACGAACCGTAGTGCGGCTGCAGGTAAATCCCTTGGTTCGTAGATACTTGGTGATGTCGGAGTGGCGGTTGTCGGTAAATGCTCTACTACTTAGGATTGTATCCCTAAGTGCCTTATTGGCCTGAAGCAGATCGCGCAACTGCTGCAGGGCGCTGGGCTTGAACATCGCGTCGAGTTCGTTTACCACCCGTAGCTCCTCTTCACAATACCGCTGGCGAAGGCAGTTGCGCGCAGAGATTCTGCCCACTTCTCGTTCTCAACCGCAGGCTCTGGCTCCTGCTTTGCCCCCTTCGGCTGGGAATCCCACTGCTGAGCAAACCACGCCAGCCCCGCGTGTGTAAAGAACGTCTGTCGGTAGTACTTCTTGTCGTCGTGGTTCTCGCGAAGTGGGAACTTGAAGTAACCGGCGTAGATGTACTGCTTGCTTGGGCGCAGCTTCCCAATGTGATTTTTCCTAGCTGGCTCTCGGTATAGGATCCCCTTGTCGATTGCAAACTTCGCCGCTGCCTTTTCTGAGATGCCAAGGTGAGCGCATCCATCGCTCCACCTAATGAGGCCATCCGCGCTAAGGAACCGGTCAGCCATCTCCGCTTTTGGAGTCAGCGCCTTGATAGTCTCCACGCTCTCCGCAACGCGGGCCTTCTGCTTCTCAATCATGTCATTCGCAAGACGCAGCGCGTGTGCGAAGACCATCTCTGGAGTCTGCCAAGCTTCCTCCAGCTTGAGCAGATACTTCTTGGCCTCAAGAGAGCCCTCGGCCCTTGCACTGATAGCAATCAGCTTCGCCGCAGCGAACGTGAGTATGTAGACATCTCTTGGCCGACCGCCCTGGGGGTTTACCCGGTTTTCCGGGTAAACTCTAAAGTCAATCCCTTCATCGAGTTGTAGGCGCGAGATGTTGTACTTGATCCAGGTGTTGAAGTCCCATCCCATGCCCAGTCGCTCGTAAAGCTCTCGTGCGTCCACTTCGTTCGTCGGCTGCGCGTACACCGTTACTGCGCTGCTCATCGCTCGTCTCCATCCTGACGAGTCCAGTCATATTCGACGTGAGCCTCGTCGGCCTTCGTAAACTTCCCACCCTGACGCGCAGCCCTTGCTGCACGCTTCTGCCCAGCGATACGCTTCTGCTCCAACCATCCTTCGTACTTATCCCGGTCGTGGTACTCAGCGAAGGCCGGGATGCGGTACCCGTTTTCGAGAATCTCAAGACGTGCCTCGCCAGGGTTCGTCCGGCTGTGCATGTCCGGCGAGGTAAGACGCTGGATCGCACGGTCGAACTCATCACGCGGAAGGAACGCCTTGCGAAGCAGGTTGCCCGGAGTGATGATGATCACACCCTCACCGTGGGATCGGTTGATCGGATCCTGCGCGAGGGCCAGGAGAGTCAACCAAAGAACCCTGGTAGCAGGATCCTCTTCCCACACCGAAGACTCAAAGAGTCGACGGTTGACTTTGAAGAACGGCTCGTCCTTGTACCTAGACACGCGACTCGATCTCCTCCCACAGAGAGACAGCGAGAACGACGCTATGCCACACGGGCCAACCCAGGGCCAAGACGATAGACGCAGTCGGAAGCATCTCGGTGTCTGACCACTCAGATACGAACGCGTAGGTAACGAGCACCCCAACCAAGTACATCCAACCTACCAGCAGCCACGCGATCATCTAGATTTTCCCCCTAAGAAAATCATCGAATCGTCCCTGGCTCCAAGCCCAAGAGGCGATTCCAATGAGCCCGCAAGTCCAACCTCCGAGGAATCCAATGAGGTACTCTCCTACCTTCCCGGACTCTCCGGTGACCAGCCATACGATGAGCGACCCGGTCACCATCCCAAACCAGAACAGGAAGACTCTCAACTGCCACATCAACATCTCCACCTCCGCTGGTGAGTATCTGCCTCCTACACCAGCGAGTCAAGGTTCTCGGTGGTTGGATTCGCCATTCCGCTGGTTGCTTGATGGATGGTTGGTGGTTGCTTGACGGGAGTCCATTCCCAGGCCATGTCCACGCGGCGTGGGCGCGTCCTAAAAGTGGACATCCACCAGCTTCCGATGGCTTATTTCAGAATGATGTCGTAAATAGACCAGCGGGCCGCTGGTCGCCACCAGCGAAACACTTTTTTCCGCTGGTCCAAAACCAGCAAGAAAGAGAACAAGAAAGAGAACAAGAAAGAGAATTAACAGATATACAGTTCTACCTCATTGGAGATGAGGGGTCTGGGGAGAAGAACCTTGTTCATTCCACCCATTCCTCTTCCCCACAAGTACGGCAACGGACCCTTAGACCGTAAACGGACACGGACACCAGCTCCACCCCATGACATCCGAAGAGATGAACGACACGATGCCAGAACTTCTTCAGACCCTGCATAGGTTCTCCTCGCAGTAGTCGCAGATCTTCGGAGAGCAGGCGCAGGTATCGAAGCGCTGGTTGCATCCGCAGTTGCACTCGCACGTCACCTCGGAGAACCAATGAGGGCACTCATATTTAACTCTGGCCTCCAAGATAGATCTGAGGTATATGAATTCTTCATGGGTGATCTCGATGGCCTTGAAGGCGTTTGCCAGATCCATAACGTGCGGACGGATGTCAGCGAGCATGATCGATTCCCCTTTCGCGAGCCCACTCCTCGTGAAGCTCAAGATTCTCTGGAGTCGGATTGGCGAAGTCACAAGTCGGACAAGGCTTCGACCCTCCGACCCTGACCGGAAGCACGTAGATATCCCCATCACCTTCAGGAATATCTACGAGGCCCTTCTCATAGTCCACGATACTGGCGTGCTTGACCCAATGCTGCAGATGGAGCATGAGTTGTTCTAGAGGAGCGTCGTCGGGACGTACGACGCCTAGAATGAACATCTTCATTCCGATTCCTCCTCACGGTCCATGTAGCACGCCCAATGAACGAACTTGCCTTCGGTGCCCATTACGGTCACCTGTCCGTAGACGAACGGCTTTCCGCAGTCGGGACAGGTGTGCTGAGCCTTGGTGTCCTTTGGTAGGTCGAATTCCACAGAAATTTCTCCCAGAAAATAGGGGGTGGCCTGTTTTTAAGACCCCCCACCCTTCATCGCAGTAAGAACTTGCAGCAGTGAAACTACCAGGATGATGTAGAGCAAGGTCAGTGTTCCCAGCATGAAGTTATCGCATGAGTCCGACTGGAATCCGCCGTACTTGTGGGCAAGGTTGCCGACCCAGCACGCCGCCCAGATCGGCACCGACAAGATCGTACCGATAGCCACGGCGTAGCCGAAGAGCACGAACGCTTGGTAGACCCACGCGAGCAGGAAGGCCATCAGTAGATCTCCCTGAACTGATCACACGAGTGGCAGCAGTCACACTCCGGGATGTGGCTATGGAACCCGTGCCCACACCTCTTGCAGATGGGCTCCCCGAGGAGCGGATCCGTGCCCTCGTTCTCATCACGCCCAGACTTGTAGCACTCCATGTCCTCGACAATCCCCTGGAGCTTCTCTTGCACCTCGGTGATGAAGTAGTACAAATCCTTCACCTCCGACCGTAGATACGCTAGACGTACAGCGTCAGCATCACTCTGCTTCATTTCACACCCCCAACCTCGTAAAGACGCAACGTCATCACAAACGACACGATCAGCGACATCAGCAGGAGCACCTGGAGCGCAATCTTCTGGTCGTACGTCATGCTCCCCCATTCCCCCAGCCAATCGCTAATCTTCACCAACACCCAGAAGAACCCGTACACCGCAGCGATAGCCAGGACCGTACTCCCGAATACCGCCAGGAAGCTCAGAGCCCACAGAACCAAGAACATCTACTCCCCCTTATTCTTTGAGTGTGTCACGCTCAAGTGACTTTTGGCGAAAAAGTTCCCATGGTGTTTGGGGTATGGCGCGAAAGCAATGAGGTCGCGTTCGACGGCTACTCCCCCCTGCCACCGCCCAGGCTGGCCCTGTGACGCGCCAGGAGACGCCAGGACAAGAGCTAGCGCACGAGCACGAGTGCTTTGCCTGCCTGCTCTTGCTACGTCGCTCCTGGGCGATCCTGCTCACTTGCGCAACCAGCCACTAGCGCGCCAGGGCGACCCCTTGCGAGCACGCTTGCGTGGGGATCCAACGTTGTTCGCGAGACGTGTCACCAGAACGTGCGTGTCGCCTCGTAGAGCAGCGCGCCATGCTGCGTCCAAGTCAACATCGGTCATGCGAGCAGCGGCTCGTCCTAGCGTGTCCTGGCTCGTCCTGGTGCGCGTGTAGAGCAGATCCCTGGCGCGCAGACGAGCACGATCGCGTGACGCTGCAGCCAGCGATTCACGCAGCCAGTCCAGCGCATCTCGACTCTTGAACCAGCGCTCGCTGGTCGCTCGGAACATAACCTCGATAACATCTCTTACCGGAAGTACTGCCCGGCCACCCTTGTCTTTACTGCTCAAGATGCACCTCGTCCACCGCTGGGATAGTTGTCAGAACTACGTCCTGGCTCTCGCACTGGTCGCTGGTCGGTCGCTGGTCGAGAGGCTTGAACGCGATCGGCACCTCATCGTCCTGGCGTGCCCTGTAGCGAGTCAGACGCGCGTCCCTGCACGCTTGCTCCCATCGCTCGTCCCTGCGTCGTCTACGGACGACCTTGGCCCTCTTGGCCATGGCTCGATCCGCTTGCGCTCCACGCAGGCCGATCGCGGCCAGGACGATCTCGCGCGCCTCGTCCAGATCTCCCACGAAAAGTTCGTATGCTGCGTCACGGGCCATGTCTTCCATCATCTCAGCCCGCTCCAAGGTTCTCGCCCTGGTACGCAGATCTCTACTAGTTCTTTAGTAGCCGAAAACTTTATTACGAATGTCTTCAATAACTTATGGATGACACGTACGATTTCTATTGACACCGTAGTCGGCAACTGTGCGATGATTCGCCTGTCACCAACCCCCCGAGGTTGGGATCTTTGAAAACCTGGGTCGAAAGCGCGGTCGAGGGCGAAAGCCTTCGAAGGCGTAGGTTCCGAATCCCTTCTGGGATCGCGAACCCTGCGGTGCCTCGCAATCCACGGTGTCCTGGGACGCTCCAGGGGGCTGGGCTGGGACGAGATCCACGAGATGGGGATAAGCGGTTGCAAGAGGGAGTCGGAAGGCCTGGAGCGCAAAGCCAGATTCGGAATGCTCCAAACGGTGGCTGCCCTACAGCAAGTAGACCCTAGATAAGCCCCCGATGGTAAGAACAGCGATCGGACGCCGCTAGCGCAGTGCTAGACGCGTTTGAATCGTTGCTTAGAGTCTCGGTACCAGGGAGCGACGATGGATGCGGTGTAACACCTAGTGGGTGCGCTCGACAGCCATCTAGCCTCCTGGGCCGGTCCAGGGTTCAGCGCTAAGCGTACACAAGGCGACGCACCAGCACCTGGACAGACGGACGAAGGCAACGAGAGGGAGTGAGCAACTCCCGCAACGATCATTGATCTACGACAGCGACGCGGGGCGATTCCAGTGGCGACTATCCAGGCCTGAGGGCCAACCGGATGACAGCCGAGAGGATCGCCTTAGCGTGCGAGGCCAGAAAGAGCGCAGTCCGCGAAGTGAGCCTAAGACGCCCACGCGGCGAGGCAGCATTCAGCTAGTTGCCAAGTTCGACGGCCGATGTAGACGAGATGCGAAGTTCTAGGGTAGGGGGCGAGGAGGGGGCGAGGGAAACAGAACCTTCGCTCTCTTTGCTATGTAGCCGAGCAGGCGCGTCCAGGCCCTGCTGCCAACGTGAGGTTGGTCCTTGAGAGGCGGCTACAGAGCAAAGGGACACACTCTCTTTTGGAGGATCACATGGACAGCATCCTGATCGAGAACGAGAACTTCTGGATCATCATCGACCCCAAGGACGGCTCGACGTGCGAGGTCCACTGCGCCGTCTCGATGCACACCGACTTCGACGTCTGGGTGTGCGTCTGGTCGGTGTACTCGTGGGATCGCTACACCCAGGCGCGCTTGACCTACCGCAGCTACTAGCGGGAGCCGGTGCGGGAGGACAGCGTCCTGGACGAGGGAGAGATCCGATGATTTGGGTCATCGAGTCGTACGACAGCGAGCGTGAGCAGTGGCACCCAATCACTTGGAATTGCTACGACACGCGTCGCGAGGCCAGGATCGTCCTGGCGCGGTTGCGCATGGGGCGCAAGGGTCGCATTCGAGCGTACACGCAAGCGTAGCAACTCTGAAAGCAGTCCGGGCTCGCGGAGGGCACCGTAGGGGCCAGCCTCAGTAGACCTCGGCTTGCTTCCTGGACTGTATTGAGCGTTGCTGCTTACACATCTCAAAACTAAGTGGAGGATGCGATGGCGACCTTCTATGCTCTGCCCCTTGCTGACAAGGGCTTCGTCCCGGTCAACGAGTTCAGCAATCCCGTGCGCTGGTACGTGGCTCAGGACGGAAAGGACTGGCCGGTCTACGGCCCGTACGCGTCGCGTGAGGCGGCTGAGGCTGAGGCCAAGCGTCGCTCTGGAGGCTTCTAATGCGCAAGTGCCAGAAGTGCAACGAGCCGTCTCTGACCGCTCAGTTTCGCGAGCGGTCGCTCCCTGGCCTCAAGATCCTCTGCGCCGAGTGCAACGTGGACGTGCGCACGTCCTCGACGCGCAAGGTCACGTTCCAGACGCGCACGGTCGAGGACCGCTACACGCTGCTCGCGCGCAAGCACGGGCTGGCGTAGGCAACGTGTCGTAAGCTGGCTGGAGAGCGGGCTACCGGCTCCCAGGGGCGACCAAGACAGGTAGCACGCGACGTTCGTAAGGCTGGCTGGATACCGGGGCACCGGGTACCAGGGGCCAAATCCAAGACAGGTGCCGCCTCAAAGCCGAGACTCAAGGTGTACCGTAATGAATCTCGCTAGCGCGGCGAGCGGTCTATAAACCACTTTGAGTCTCGACTTGGAGGCGATCATGGACGAGTCCTATAGCAATTCATTCGATGACTGCTGCCCTGAGTGCGGCGGTCTTGGCTGCGCCCTTGGAACCTTGGGCATGCTGCTCCATCTGCGTTGCCGTGACTGTGGCATGGACTGGTCGGTGCCTTCTCCTGACGCGTACGAGTCTGACTGGAGCGACAAGCTCTAGTCAACCAGCGCGAGCCTCGTCGCTTAGTAACGAGGCACCTTCTACGCTGAGCACGTAAGTGAGAGGCAAGCCTAGCGCCTGCAGTACTAGTCAACTCAGGCCTCCTAGGGCAGAGTCAGCACGCTTGTCATCGTCCCGTCAGACTCAATCGGGATGTACGTGTTCAGCGTAGAGGGTTCGTTTCACGTCGCACTTGATTGGAGGTTGATCATGTTCAACACGCGTCAGGCCTACGGCTACGTCAACGTCAACCTGGGGCAGATGAGCGGCCTCGCGCAGATCGCGAAGCCCGTCGTGCGTCGCACCCTGGACGTGCAGCGCAAGCGCAACGGGCGCGCCCTGGTCAAGGCCCAGGCGCAGGCGCAGGCGGGCCAGTCCCCCAGCCTCCAGGCGCTCGTGGAGCGCAACAAGGCGGCGCGGCTGCAGCGCGAGGCCGAGCGCGAGGCGGCGCTGACCATCGTCTGCTCCAACGGTCGCACCATCCGCCCGATCAAGTAGGGGCATCATGGACGCCAAGATCAACATCACCATCGGCAACAGCACCTTTGAGAAAGAGTACGTCGTGGGGCTCACGCGGGCATCGCGCGACTACGACTACTACGGGGTGATACAGGTCGAGACGGGAAGCCAGCGTATCGTGGCGATCCCCGCTGAGGACGTGGAGATGCAGGTCGCTCGCTACGAGAGCGGCATGTACAACTTCGCGCCCTGCGGCTCCGATCTTCTCGACGCGGAAGTGCTGATCGATCTGGTCGTCTCACGCTTGCTCAGGTAGGGGGCTCATTATGCCGCGCTTCAAGCTGTACGTGACTGAGACGGTCGAGTACGTCATCCTCGTGGACGCTGGCAGCGAGGAAGAGGCGCGTGATGCGCTCGACGTGGCGGGAGTGGACTGCGGCGAGATCATGCACACCGAGCGCCACTCCGAGATCGAGCGTGTCGAGATGGAAGACAATGAGGACTGAGTCCTCCGGGCACGATCCAGTGGATGCCCTCTGGGTCGTGCCCATCATCATCCTGCTGTTCGCGTTCATGATTCACTTGATTTGAGGAGAAAGCAAATGAAGTTCAACGCTGGCGACAAGGTTCGACATGTGAGCGGCCCGGTTCTCGGTACCGTGCTGAAAGACCCCGCCCCGTCTGCCCCCTTCGACATCGAAGGCGATACGTCAAAGTACGTCTTGATCCGATGGGACGACCAGGATGGTCCCCGTACGGAGTCTAACCTCCGAGATAACGTTGTGCTCGTGCAGCCCACTCCCCTCGTTGAGCCCGGCAAGGAAGACGGCATCAAGGAAGAGGAGGTCGTTGTGTCCAAGCCCCTGACTCAGCGTGAGCATCTGGCGATCCTGCGCGACTACGCTCTCGACCTGGGAGCCGTTGCCAACGTGCGCAAGAACAGCTACGGGGAGTACGAGGCGCGCGTCAAGATGAACGGCGAGCGCGAGCCCTACGTGGCTTTTGAGAGCACGTTCTCGGACGCGTACGACACCGTCAAGGCGATGCTGGACGAGATCGCCAAGCGTCAGCGTGCTGAGGGCGAGCGCCGCGAGCGCGAGTACCAGCACGAGCTAGACAAGGCTTACGAGCAGGCGCGCACGATCATGGGCTTCGTCAACTGCACCGTGACGCGTGATGGTGAGACTGTGACGTTCCATAGCCCGAAGACGGGCAGCCACTCGCTCTGTATGGCCTTGGGCGTGCGTCCCGTGTCTGACCTGATCGCTCACGCGTGCGGGTTCGCTGAGCAGCAGACGCACTGATCGTTCGTACCCTCTCCCCTTGGGGTCCAGGGGTGATGCTGACTGCGGTGCGCGTCAGGCCCAGGGATAGGCTGACTACGTCGCGCCCGAGGAGCGCTATCGCATCGCAGGGCAGTGCAGAGCAGTTATCCAGGGGCGCACCCCTTGATCGCTCACAGGGGGTGCGCCTCAAGCAATGAGGAAGGCATGCGAGCACCCAAGGTTGAAGTCACACTGGATCCCGTTGACGCTTGCAAGTCAGTCGTTCTAGTCAACGGCAAGAGGGCAGCCTTCACCTTTGAGGCTGTCTCGTGCCGCGTGATCTTTATGACTGAGCGTTACGTCGTGAAGGTTGTCGATCCTAACGCGAACGACGCTGGCTACAGCGACCTCAATCCCAGGGCTCAGAATCGATGCGAGGTTCGCACCTGGAAGCGCATCTCCAAGAGCGACGATAGGGCACGCTTCGCAGAGATGCTCTGCTGGGATCCCAAGTACACCTGGGTGTGCCAGGAGCGTGTTCGTACGTCTCGGCGAGCTACAACTCAAGAGCGCAACTTCCTAGAGGAAGTAGCCGCACGCTACAACGTTGGCGACATCCATCGTGGCAACATTGGCAGACGTAAAGGACAGCCAGTCATCCTCGACTATGGCTGCAAAGGCTAGGAGGCCTATGGCCCTTTCGGCGTACCTGAGTCCCTCCAAGGCTGCCCGCAAGGCTGCCTACTGTCGTGACGTGGAGCGACTTGTTGTCGCTGCTCGTCCCGACGTGGCGGGACGAATGGATTGGGATGACGTGCTCTATCACTTCCACTACGGCCATTCCGTAGAGGAAGCGGTGGCTGCCATCCTGAGCCATTGACGGCACCAGCGCCTCGTCCTGCCGCCTAGTAGCGGGACGCTCGTACACCCCAGGGAGTGAGGCGTGGGGTGCCTGGGCATTTACGCCTAGGCACTTGCAACCAGTAACGCTCACGCGTTGCAACGTGAGCCTGCTGCCATTGCCTCACTTCCTGAGTTGTACGAATTGGAGGAAGACAATGAGCAACATCGTCTGGGTCATTGAGGTTCGCCGTGGTCGCAACAAGCGTTGGGAGCCGTATCACACCACGCAGGATCGGCATCATGCCGTGAGCCTCATGGAGCGTGTCTCTCGCGAGGCTGCCAAGGATCGGTTCCCTCATCGCAAGAGCGAGTCGTTCAGGCTGTCTGTCGCAGCATTGATCCCCGTTGCGGACGTGCTCTAGTGAGGATGCCATGAAGAACCTCTGTAGCAAGACGGTCAAGCGTGCTGACGCGTACGAGGTCTGGCGCTCGTTCGATGGCTCGTGGACGTGGTACTGCCTGAAGAAGTGGCAAGCAGACGACGCGAAGCCCCACGCTCGCTGGTTCTGCGACGTTGTCACTCCCTTCGTTCCCGAGGGCGAGATGGGAGACGTGTATGTCTCCGAGATCAAGTCCAATGCCGTGCGCGTGAAGTGAGGAGAGCGAGATGAAGTGCTACTGCTACGACAACGGCATCGCCCACGAGAAGTACGCATGCACATGCCCGTGTCACTCCGAGGTTGCAGCCAAGCCTCGTACGCTGACGCAGCTTCTGGAGGAGCGTAGGCAGCTTCAGATAGACGAGGAAGCATTGCGGAAGTCGATGCTCTCCATCAGCGTTCGCATCCGCGAACTGCAGGATGAGTTTGTGGATCGCCTGGAGGAAGGCCATTGCGTCGTCTTTGGCGGTAGCGTCTACGCGAACGTCAACGGCGAATTCATGTCCTTCGTCCAGAGGAGTTAGGCATGGTCGAGATCAAAGATCGAGTGATGCTTCCCGGCGAAGCGATGTGGGATCGCCTCGACCCACAGGACATCAAGGCCTCAACTGGATGGTGCGAGGTCCACTTGAGTCATCGCGTGCTCGACAACGAACACTGGTGGCGCGTAGAGCACGACGTTCGCGATTGGGTGGGAGAGGGGCGTACCCCTACTGAGGCCTTCGCGAGCTACAGGCTGGCCGTGGACGCTTGGTTGAGAGGAGACATGCTGTGAAGATCTTTCAGTGGTACGACGAGATGAAGCCGGTCACCTGGGTGCCGGGCAAGGCTCGCGTCTTTCGGGGCCGAGCACGACGGCGTCACGCTGAGCCTCTGCCTTGGCTACGATAGCTCCTCCAACTGTCGCGACGGTGGAGACGAGAACGAGACGATGGAGGTTGCCATCTTTCTGGGAGACGAGATAGTGACCCTGCCCAACAGTGACACCGTGCAGGGATATGTGCCGGCGCTTCTGCTGCCTGTCTTGCTCGCGCATGTGGCGAACGATCAGCCTGCCGATGTGCGCGTGAAGGGCATGGTGGAAGTACTGGCTGCCTTTCAGAGACTGCAGGAAGGGGTGATCGGGTGAGCATCACACACCTCACGTCCAGCGAGGTCGTGGAGTTCTCACGCGGGTATATCGTCCTGGGATACGGCACAGTCTTCGAAGTGTCCTGGGATCCTTTCTCGCAAAAGTGGAACCTCGCCGAGTTTCCTTATCGGCAGTACACGATCTACCAGGGCAAGGTGAGCGAGCCGCGCTAGCCAAAAAAGGGGGGGCAGATGCCCAGCTTCAAGTTCGCAGATCTTCATCGCCTGTTCCCCGCTCACAACCTCTGCCAGTGCGGGCACCAGCGGCTCTGGCATCGAGAGATGCCTACTTGGTACGGTGCCCCGCACACCAAGACTCAGTGCCAGGGCAAGTGCCCTTGCAAGACATTCGAAGCCCTTCCTGAACAGCCCGACGCGAACTTCTGGAAGCAAGAGCAGGAGGGGAAGCTTCACTCTCACTAATGGTCGCATCCTGCAGTCGACCACGTCGAATGCAGGCTAGGATCATTGGAGGTCATCATGTCGCTACGTGCTCCTGACGGTACGGGGATCAAGGGTGGGCTCACGAGCTATCACGCAGAGCGTATGCTGCGTGCCCTTTCCTTTGTTCCACAATTCGACTCCATCAGCGAGACAGCTACGCAATTCGCAGTAGACGTTGCCGTAGACCATGCACGACTGGCCGCTCGTGCAGCCCTCAACGGTATGTACAATGGCAAGCGGCCATTTGGAGGAAACAAGTGAAGCACCCGACCGTTGAAGAGGCCAAGGCTTTCGTGCTTGCCCTGTGGCCGAATGATCACAACCAGAACGTCAGCGTGCGGCAGGTCAGTAGAGGCTACACGATCGAGATCGCTCGCATGTACGGCTACGTCAACCTGAGCCTGGACAAACTGCTGAAGCTGGCAGAGTTCTTCGGCACCATGAACATCGACACGTCTGATCGATGGGCCAGTCGTGGGTGTGATACGTGCGACTACGGCTCTTCGTACACGGTGTCGTTGTTAGTAGAGGATGACAATGAATCTCGATGAAGTCGGCTCCGTCATAGAGGAAGACGATTGGGACGGGCACGCTCCGTCTGATCGCGTCTACTGGTGCCAGGAGGAGCGTGCTTGTCGTAAGGGGCGCGATCGTGACGAACTGCAGGATCTCTGGCGCGAGGAGACTCAGCGGCGCAAGCGTGAGCGTGCGCCTTCGTTCTATCGAAAGGGAGCATGGCTGTGAGTACCATACTCTTCCTCGATGACATGCCGATCAGGCACACCGTCTTCAAGGATCTGGCCGCCAGGGATGGCTTCCTGGTGGACTCTGCCTACACCGCAGAGGAGGCCATCAGGCTCCTGGAGTCACACGAGTACGTAGGGGCATCCCTCGACCACGACCTGGGAGAGGATCACTACATGGGTCCGTACGTCTCGCCTAGCATGGGCGGGACAGCCCACAGTGGTCGTGCTGTGGCTCGATGGATCGCCGAGCACGGCAAGCCGTTCTTCGTGATGATCCACAGCTACAATCCAGACGGGGCAAGGGAGATGTTCCAGATTGTTTGGGAGTCGGACCACCCCCTGAATGTTCGTAGTCAGCCATTCAACACTGCTGCCTTCAGGACATGGTTCAGTGACATTCACTGGTCAGAGGAAGCGAAGGAGGAGAAATGATCACGTATCACGAAGAGTACCCCAGCCTTGATCGGCCGCTTCGTGCGGTGACGTTGTCGGACGAGAACTGCCTGCTCACGTTCTCGTTCACTGGTGGGAGCGTGGCGCAGTACCGTGCGGTGGGCGACTGCTGCTCGCACTCCTGGATCGAGCACCTGGAGACGCCTAACGAGTTTGAGGGGCGTAGGATCGTTGCCGTGGAAGACGTGGACGTTGTCCCCCAGCCCGAAAACGACCCCGAAGAGTACGAATACATCAGGGTCTACAAGACCGTCTTCCGCCTCGACAACGGGGAGGCGATCACGGCCGAGTACCGCAACAGCAGCAACGGCTACTACGGTGGCTGGCTGGAGAGGATCTCATGAGCGTACGCAGGTTCAAGATCAAGGCGAAGCTCGACGGTGCCGATGAGGTCACCGTCGAGATCAAGCCTACGGCAGGAGATAACGACGCCATCGTCTCAGTGCGCCCCAAGCATCAGAGGATCGTCTACACGGGCCTCCTGAGTGACGTGGCACTTATCGTCGCGGCCCGGCACTGCAAGGCCTTGGCAGCCCAGCAGGGCATTGCAGTGCCCACTGCGAGGAAGGTGAAGCGATGAGGCGGATCGTTGCTGCAGTAGCCATGATCGTGCTCCTGGTTGGATGCAGTAGCACGTCACGCTATGTCGTTACCATGAAGGATGGAAGGCAGTTCAGGGTCAACGCTGCTGGAGTAGAGTTCCCCGAGTTGCATTGCATGAGGATGTACGACCTGAATGGGACTCTAGTCTTCAGGTCTTGCGAAGTGGAGAAGTACGAAGTCGTTGAGGCGTGGCCCCCGGAGAACCAAGCGCAACGTTAGCCGCCTCTCCCGGCGGCGGGCACGGTCAAATCACTGACTGTTAAAAAGGGAGAGCATATGCAGACCATGCAGACTGTCGTTGCCGTGGACGGTTCCGTTCGTAGCGTGCGCGTTGGTTCCTCTTCGCGTCCTGGCGTCGTCCACAAGGTTGTCCTCTCGTGCTCGTGTGAGGGCTTCCAGTACGTTGGTCACTGCCGTCACCTGGGCGAGGCCGCCGTGGTCCTCTGTGAGGACACGCGTGCTGCTCGCCTGCGCACTCGTGTGCGCCTGAGCCGTTAGTCTTTACCGGGCCTTAGCAGTCCTATAGGGTGGGCTAGGGACGCTTGCGTGCGAGGCAGGGGGCACGCAGAGGAGATCGCATGGAATCTGAGATTGTCGTGAGTACTCTTCCGACCGAGGAAGATCGAGAGACGTTCTGGGAGATGCTCTACCTGCTCTCAGGCTGGGGTCTGTGTGATCCTGAGTTTCACAAGCTGGGGGCCAAGCTGTTCAACGACGAGTCGTTCACTGATGACATGGAAGGACTACACGGCAAATGCCACATTCAATGATGGGAACCCGAGGATCCATCCGCTTTCGAGGGAAGAACAGCCCGCGCTACCGCAAGGAAGCGTACAGGCTGGAGCAGGAGACGTACCTGCGCGCCCTGGCGCACAAGGCCCAGGTGGAGGCGAAGCAGGCCAAGGACGCACTGGAGCGTGAGCGTCGTCCTCTGGCGCGCAAGCTCTGGCCGACAAGGTGAAGGGCTTCACGTCGCGGCTCTTCGGAAGGAAGACGGGATGAAGGAAGAGACTGCCCGCAAGTGGATCGACCTGGAGCGCTGCTTGCCCGAGGGCGCAATGGAAGCCATGAAGCAGAGCCACAAGGGTGAGTGGTGTACTCAGTTTTGCGGGGCCAAGTTCTTCTTCAAGAAGCTTGAGCAGGCAAAGCGCGAGTACCCGGAGCTGTGAGGTAGATTATGTGCCTATGCGGTGGCGTGCTAGAGACTGCTACGCTTGTGGCAGCCGGGGGATACATTGTGAAGAAGCAGTGGAAGATCAAGCTGCCATCGCTTGCGACGATCGTGGCCGGAATGCGCGCTGGTGTGCGTCCCGGCCAAGTGTTCAAGGACAAGCGTAGGCCTGCCAGGGTCAACGAGAAGGCACAGGTGAAGGCGGATGCTGCGGATCACTGCTGACGTAAACGGCAAGCCCATTGGGTACATCTTCGCCCACAACGTTGGGACGCTGAAGGGTGAGATCTGCTCGTATGACGCAGCCATCTGGAACCCTGCTGCAGATGATGGAGTCCTGGGGCTGGAGGGAATCACCCACTTTAGGCCTGACGGATGGATTTCTCTGGTGAGGAAGGTGATCAATGCTGTCACCTAGGCTTCGTTTCATGTTCCGCGCACGACGGGCCTTTGAGCAGGGATGGATGGCTGTCGCTGAGCGCAGTGGTGGAAAGCTGGCATTTGCAGATTGCCCCTACTGGAGCCTGCTGGATCTGATGGACGAGAGGCGCGCATATTGGGAGGGAAAGTGAGCAACCAAGCTCTGATCGATCAGTTGCTGGCAGCACGCGAGGTTAGCACGCCGCTGATCGCGATCACCACGCCTGATCAGCCGGCAGTGGCGAGCGCCATCACGAAGTCGCTGAATGGCAAGACGCCTGTCATCTCGTGGGATCGCGTGAAGGGCTTCCAGCCCAAGAACAAGAAGGGTGTCGAGGCCCTGGAGTCGTTCTGCAACGCGAACGACATCAAGCCTGAAGATCTGTCCTTCGCTACCGCCGAGGCGAGGGACGCGTTCCGGCTTGCGATGACCCTGCCTGAGCACACTGTCCTGATCGCGTTCTCCCTGGACCGGTTCATGCGTGAGGAGTCTGGGGCAGTGGTCGTGCAGGCGATCCTGAACCTGCGTGATGCGTTCCTCAGCAACCATCGCATGCTGATCGGCCTCAGCCCTGACTTCTCGTTGCCTGCCGAGATCCAGCATGACGTGATCCTACTGGACGATCCTCTGCCTGACGATGACACCTATCGCGAGATCGTGAAGACGGCCATCAAGAACACCAAGGATGGCGGGCACGAGATCGAGAAGGTGTCCACTGAGACGGTGACGCAGACGGTTCGCGCTATCCGTGGCCTGTCTCCATTCGAGGCCGATCAGGTTGTTTCGATGTCGATCGCCTCGACCGGCATGAAGAAGATCGACCTTGCGTCAGCGTGGAAGCTCAAGGTGGGAGCTACGAATAAGATCAAGGGTCTGACGATGACCCTCGACGGTCCCGACCTGAAGGATCTGCGTGGACTTAATCAGATCACCAGCATGCTCAACGACCTTTGGGCTGGGCCTGAGCCGCCCGAGCTGGTCGTGCGCGTAGACGAGATCGACAAGACGATGGCTGGCCTGGGCAGCAATGGTGGCCCTGGCGACAACACTGGTGTCTCCCAGGATCTCAACCAGAACTTCCTCGTCAACATGGAAGACAACGGATGGGTGGGCGCCATCCTGGTCGGCATCCGTGGCTCTGGCAAGACGATCCTCACGCAGAGCATCGGGGCTGCGCATGGTGTGCCAACGATCGCGATGGACGCTGGCGCGATGAAGGGCAAGCATGTGGGAGAGAGCGAGCAGGCATTCCGCGAAGCCTTCCGTACGATCAAGTCGATCGGAGGCTCTCGTGTTTGCGTGCTTGCTACCTGCAACAAGCTGGATGTCCTTCCTCCTGAGTTGCTGCGCAGGTTCAAGCTGCAGATCTGGTACTTCGATCTTCTGACCAAGGAAGAGCGAGATGCCCTGTGGCCCATCTACCTCAAGCGTTACGGTCACGACCTTAATGCCGAGCGTCCACATGACGAAGGGTGGACCGGCGCAGAGATCCGCAACTGCTGCGAGATGGCTTACAAGCTGCGCCGAAACGTGAAGGAGTACGGGAATACGTGCATCGTGCCCGTTACGAAGTCTGACCCTCGATCGGTTGAGGCCCTTCGTGACAAGGCGCAAAACTGTTTCTTGTCCGCTTCGTACCCTGGACCGTATCGTAAGCCAGTGGCCGAAGTGGTCGAGTTCTCTGGTCGTCAGTTGGGAGGTAAGAATTGAGCGCAGAGCCGCAGATCTCCGACTCTACCGTCGTACTCAGCCTGGAGCTTGGTCGTGTCTCCAATCGCCGTCGCATCAAGAGCGACACCGAGGCGATCACGACTGATATCGACAGGTCGATGCTGCACCTTGGCGTCGACCTGTTCGACGCCCCTGAGCTTCGCGCGTGCCAGAACTTCCTGGTGAAGCTGAAGGCCTCCATCAAGCTCTTGACCGTTCCGTCGTTCTTCCGTGGCGGCATGTACCTCGTCAAGCTGGAGGCCTTCGAACAGGTCGACAAGCTGATCGAAGAGGCCAAGGAGGAATTCAAGCCTCTCGTGGAGGCATTCGCCAACGCGGTCGATCAGCGTCGTGACGAGGCCAAGGAACGCCTCAAGGGTGCGTTCAATGCTGCTCTCTACCCGAATCGAGAGCAGGTTCTGGCGGCCTACAGCATCTCGCATCAGTGGCTCACGCTGGCTACACCAACCTCGCTCAAGAAGATCAACATGGCCCTCTTTGAGCGAGAGCGTGTGAAGGCCGAGGAGGCCCTTAAGGTCGCCACCGAGGGAATCACAGCCCTGCTAGCAACGGAAGCCAAGCACCTCAGCGAGCACCTGATCGATCGCCTTACGCCTGATGCTGATGGTGAGGCGAAGCAGATCCGCAAGGGCTCAGTGAATGGCATTACTGAGTTCCTCTCCACGTTCCATCTCCGCAACATCGGAACCAGCGAAGAGCTTGATGCCCAGGTCGAGAAGATCAAGCGTCTGATGACCGGTGTCGACGTGGTCGATCTCCGTGGCAATGAGACGTTGCGCAACGACGTTGCTAAGGGGTTCAAGGAAGTTGCCTCTGCGCTCGATGCGCTGATCGTGGACAAGCCAAAGCGCTACATGGGCGGCGATGAGTAACTGCCTGGAAGGGGCTACGGTATGTCCAGAGTGTAGGTGCCTGCTCTTCTGGGTAGATGATAGGCGGCACGACCTTTGGCATACTGCTCTTGAGGAAAGGATAAAGGCTCTTGAGCTACGCGAACATCCCGGAGGGGATGGAGGCATCATCTCTTTCGTGGCGCAGAAGTAAGCGGGCGCACGGAAACGCACGCCTCAGCGTCAAGTGCGCACTTGAGGTCAGGGCATGGCGGGGGCACCTTAGCTCCCGCCAGACCGCCGAGATGTTTGGTGTAACGAAGAACACCGTCTTGAACATCTGGCGCGGAGCAAGCTGGAGGTACGTGTGAACAATGAGCGGTCTATGCCAGTCACCATGGCAGTGGTTGTCCTCGTGGGCATGCTGCTATGGTGGCTGGTGACGAAGGGGCTCGACGCCCTGAGGAGGATCGGGTGAGCGCAGACGTGGTCTGGATGGGGTGGCTGATTCTCTTCCTCTTGTACGAGATCTACGCAGCTAAGGCGGCACCGAAGGGCGATACACTCAGCGAGAACGTCTGGGATTGGTTTGGGGTTAAGTCCTACAAGCCGTTAAGCGGATTCCGCAGGGCGATTCTGGGAGCCTTCATGGGAGTCCTGGGCTGCCACTTCGTATTTGGCGAGCCTGGGGGCCTAGGCGTCATCCTGGCGGGCATCCCCGTGGGGTGCGTAGTCGTCTATTCGATTCTGTTTGAGCGGAAGCCGGTTCGATACGAGGTTTACTACCCTGAGGAGGGTGACGATGAGCATTGAGCAGCCTGATCAGATCTACGCGGACGCATTCGGCGGGCCGTACCCGGTTTGCACCCAGGGCCAGAAGGAACGTCTGGAGGCAGCCTATAAGAAGATGATGGAGTATCTCGCCACGACCGACCACCCTGGACGGACGAAGCAGAAGGGCTGCGACTGCGAGCTTCTGATCTCTCTCATGGAGAGCCCTGATCGGGACGACCTGATTGCTGCGGCAGTAGTCCTCTCTGAGATCATCTACGCGCAGAAGACTGCCATGTCTGCGTTGCGGGCGTCCCTGCTCGACATGGTGGCCCAGCAGGGCGGGATCAACTGATGGGGCTAACTTACTACGCGATCAAGGGTGACGCCGGGTACTACCATGGGTACTCTCAAGGCGGCAAACATTGGCGAGACTATCCCAAGCTCTGGAGGCGGCGCGGAGAGGCCAAGCAGTCTCTCAATGCTCTCCAGGTGTACCATCGGCTGGACAGGAAGACATTCCAGATGGTCAAGGAAACTAGGAATGCGGACGCCCACATCGTTGTCTTCGACGTTTCGGAGGTCAAATGAGTCACGTTGCTGAGTGCAAGGCCGAGCTGAAGAACCTCGACGTCATCGAGGCTGCAGCGAAGCGTCTTGGCGGTCGACTGGTGCGAGGCCAGAAGACGTACAAGTGGTTTGGTCAGTGGGTTGGCGATACCCCGATGCCGAAGGGCATGACCAAGGCTGACCTGGGCAAGTGTGACCACGCGATCGTCTTCCCTGACGCCTCGTACGAGGTTGGAGTTCGCGTCCAGTCGGACGGAACATTCTCCCTGGCCTGGGACTGGTGGGGTGAGGGACGCTTGCTCCCAAAGATGGGCGACACCGGGGCCGGGAAGTTCGTCCAGGCCTACGGAATCGAGGCTGCGAAGCGTGCGGCTATCAGGAAGGGCTATGTCGCTCGTGAGACTGCCAAGTCTGACGGGAGTGTGATGCTGGAGCTTCTGTGTCACTGATTAAGTCGTTGGTCGATATGTTCTGTGGGACAAGCTGGGCCAGCATGTTTTGGGGCGGCATCAATCTAGGGTTTGGCCTTGGCATTCTGACCGGGATGCCTGGGTTCCCACGTTGGGTTGTTGTCGTGTCGTTTCTTTGTGCTGCGATTTGCTTTGGCGGTGCCTACTGGAGGAGAGGAGGTCGCTTTGTGGATTAAGACCGACAAGGGTCGTTGCCAGTGCAGCATCGAGTCGCTGGCCGCGCTGGAGCCGGACGTGCTCAAGGTGCGTGAGGCCTATCGCAAAGCCTGCGCTGAGCGTCCCCAGGACAAGGACGCGCACGGTAGCGCTGTCCTTAAGTGGTCCATGAAGAACTTCGGGCCGTACATCTTCAATCGCGACTTCGAAGCCGTTTGCGGACGAGGGGTTGAGACTCCTACCGGAATCAGCTACGGTGGCTGTGCCGGTGTTGCGAAGTGGGACGCTTTCATCGAGTCGAAGCCTTTGGAATACCGCAAGTGGTACCTAGACCCCACAGTGGTGGCTGGGTGCATCATGGGAGATGATGAATGAAGTTCAAGGCGAAGCATCGAGTGCGGATCGAGTTTGAGTTGACCACGAAGTCTGACGAAATCTTGACGCCTGCAGCCATCGAGGAGGCGATTCGAGAGCAGTGGTACCTCAGGGCAGGGAATGACTCCATGCCTATCGGCGAGGGCGGGCTGATCCCGATTCGATATGGGAAGATGAGCGTCACGATCAAGACGATCAAGGAGTAGTGATGGGAGCTACTCGTACGTACTGTAAGGACTGCCTATGGTTTGATCTACGTCCTTACTTTGGGCAGGATGGTGAAACCTTGGGATACTGTCGAATCGGCCCCGCGATCATGATGCCGTCTACTCGCTGTGATGAATCTATGGGTCGTTGGCCGATCGTTTCTGCTGAAGATTGGTGCGGTCACGGGGTGGGCAAGTGAAGAAGATCGTCATCGTGTTCGATAAGAAGGGACAGAGCACCATCGAGGCTTTCGGGTTTTCTGGCGGTGAGTGCCTTAAGGCCACGAAGGACATCGAGGAGGCCATTGGCAAGGCTGAGGGTCGCAAGATGAAGTCTGGTAGTGGCGACGTTGCCGACCAGAAGCGAGTCGTGACGCAGTGACCGAGAAGGAATGGATTGTCCTCGCCTGCATCGTGCTGGCATATCTGGCAGGAGGGCCGGGGTTGGCGGTCATCCCTCTGGTTCTCTTGCTGATCATGGCCCACGACAGGAAGCCTCGTCCACCGTATGGGGGTGTCGCATGAAGGTCACGTTCGAAGTCGACGGCAAAATCCGGTTCATCTACGAAGACGAGGGGGCCAGCCTGATGCAGGAGGTTGGACCGCTAGAGGTAAAGCGAGCCTCTCATGTCGAGCCGAAGTCTGGGCCGTATGGGACTTGGTGGCACGCCGACATGTCCCCGGTCGGTGGGCCTAGCCTTGGGCCATTTTCCACTCGCGCAGAGGCCCTGGAGGCCGAGCGTGACTGGCTGATCGCAGAAGGGATCCCGAAACCGCGATGAGTATCTACTTGGCGTTTGTGTGTGTCGTAGGTATCACCATCGCCTGCCTGCTGGTCTTGGGTGCGCTTGGATGGATCTACGTGACCATCGAAGACTGGCTGGGGTGGAATGGGGATCTCTTTGGGGCCTCTTGCGTAGCCCTCGCGCTCTTCGTGTTCTTGGGGATTTCCTCTGTCGCCTTCCAGGATTGGTTCAATAGGAACTACACTCAACGTCGACCCCCGGCAGAGGCGGTGCAGCAGTGAGGATCCTAGATATCTACGCAAAGCCGCGTCGTATCCAGATCAACCTGGATCACGTAGACATGTGGTCAGTGGAGGAAGGGCAGGAGCACAGCATGTACTCCTCGTTCAACATCTACATGTCTGGTAGCGAAACCCCGCTGACCATCTGGCTTAAGCGCGACACTACGGAGGATGTCATCTTCGTTAGGCTCCGTAAGGCCCTTGCCCCGCTCTACGAGTCGCGACAAGGTACAGTCCTTGGCATCTATTTGACCTTAGACCTGAGGGATCTGCAGTGAAGATTCTGAGGATCGAGTGCGATGCCTGCGGAGGCACTGGCCTCTACAGTGGGATGTGTGAAGCTGCCGGGCAGGCCGTTGTGTGTCTGGACTGCTCTGGAACCGGCTGCAAGAACATCTCGTATGAGCCATACACCGGCAGGAAGCGTAAGCGTGGGGTCAAGGGGATTAGGTTCTCGCGTGGCCGTCTGATCGTTTCGGGTGTTGGCGGCACCGGCAAGCCGATGACCTACGCAGAATTTGAGGCCACAATCCCAGAGGAGCGGACCTAGTATGGCAGATGACCGTGAGACAGTAGAAAGGATGCGAGCAGTCAGAGAGCCCACCAGAGACAAGTCGAAGTCGTTCATGGCTGCGTCAGAGGTGCTACGGCTTCGCCAGACGGTGATGCGCGTGTCGCAGGCCCGTCTGGCGGCCCAGCTCATTAGCCCCGAAGACGGGGAGCCAATCTCCCAGGGTGCCGTTTGGCTCTGGGAGAATGGCCGTAGGGCGGTGCCTCTCTGGGCTGCTCGTCAGATCCGCGCTATTGCGGAAGCTTGCAAGCGGTACGATGCCCGCCAGGAGAGTGCATGAGTACATTCAACCGTTGGAGCAACAGTAGCCTTACGACGCTTCAGATGTGCGCGCATAAGTTCAAGCTGAAGCACCTCGACAAGATGTATCGCCAGTCTGGCTATCAGGCCAAGCGTGGGATAGCGGTCCATCACGTTGCCAAAGAAGCACACAAGCGTCAGATGGTGACAGCCAACCTCTGGACCGGAACATTGCCAGAGTTGAGCGAAGACCCTGGCAGCCCTCGCTCGATCGAGGAGGCGCGAGACATCGCGGCTAAGGAATTCGAGCGCGCTGTCAGTGACGGCGTGACGATGAGTACCAAGGACAAAGAGATCGGCGCAGATAAGCTCAAGGCTTCCTGCAAAGACACAGCAGTGGTCCTGGCTGCTCTCTACGTCTCAGACGTCGCACCACGCGTGAAGCCGGTAGCCGTTGAGCGCAAGGTTGAAATCAAGCCGCGCGACATGGATATCACCATCATGGGCTACATCGACCTCGTTGAAGATGATCTTGGAGATGTCATCCGAGATCTAAAGACGGGGGAGAAGGCACCCTTCAAGGACGCGGCAAAGCTGTCGCAGCAGTTGACGATGTACGCCATGATTCGAGCCGCCGAGACTCGCAAGATGCCTCGCGAAGAGAGACTCGTGCATCTTGTGCGTACGCCTAAGTCGGAAGAGACAAGCATCGTCGTGCAGGCTACGACTCGTGATGTGGAAGACCTTGTGCGCCTTCGTGAGCGACTCCAGACAGCTATCGAGGCTGTCGACAAGGGTGTCTTTGTCCCCGCCGACCCATCGGCCCCTGGGAGCCCATGCAACTGGTGTGAGTACCGTGACGGTACGTGCAAGTACGTGAGGAAGCAGGAGGTCTGATGCGCGATCGGTATGAGTACGTGGGTGGGTCTTCGCGCAAGTTCTGGGAGATCGAAAAGCCACGTTGCGCAGATGGCAAGTGGGGAGACTGGCTAGTGACAGTGGTGTTCGGTCGCATCGGAACTGCTGGCCAGTCGCACACGAAGGTCTTTGGATCTAAGTGGACAGCGGAGAGCTACTACTCTAGCAAGGTCAGCGAGAAGGTCGGCAAGGGATACGTGCCTAAGGGCAAGATTGCCACCGTCTCTCCGAAGCTCCAGCAGATCCAGGGCAGTGCCATCCCGCAGTACGTAGTGCCCAAGGTAAAGCCGAAGCCTGCCTGTGCTCATCCCACCTTGACTCGCAAGGGAAATACCTACGAATGCGCAGCCTGCAAGAGCAAGGTCGAATTCGACAAGCCTCAGGCCTCCACCGTGCAGGTCTTTGAGATCGAACAGCAAGTTCGTCGCTACTTCGCGAGGGCTGGAGAATGAAGGGTCCGTATATCCGTTCGTGCAGAAAACACCAGAGTGAACTCAAGGCTCGCTATGATCCTGCAGGGCACGAGAGCCTCTGGTGTACCAGTAGTCCACATGGATCGCACAAGTGCCGCTCCTGGAACGTCAAGGATTCCAACGGGGAGACAATCTTCGTTGGCCACATCGACGCAACCTACCAAGTCGTATCTCCTGAGGTTGGCTTCCTCGATGAGGATCCCTTTCTTCCGCCCATGCCAGTTGGAGCTTGCCAGCGTGGTCATGAGAACGAATGGGTTTTGACGTCTGACATCCGCTATCGGTGCCGAGCGTGCTTGAAGATTGGTCAGGCCCGGAGGAACGCGAAGCGCAAGGCTGACCTAGAGGCAAGAGAGGCATACAAGAAGACTCCAGCGTACATTGCTAGGCTGGCTAACCAGCGAGAGTACCGCAAGAGGATGCGAATCAAGTACCCAGAGAAGTACGCTCAGTACCAGTCTAACCGTCGTCTAAAGAGAAAGCAGAGGCAGAAGAATGTCTGATCCCAACCCTATCGATCCCAACGTTACGCCAGCTCAGCCGGCTCCCGTGACTGCCATCATGGTCCCGCCGCAGCGTTCCGAGGTTGCCCACTTCAATCCCGATGACCCTGCATCGATGTTCATGCAGACGAACGTCTTCGAACAGTTGCAGCGGGTTGCGAAGCTTATGGCCAGCAGCCAGCTCGTGCCCAAGCACCTGCAGGGGAATGCTGCCGACTGCTTCCTTGTCGTCTCTCAGGCTGTGCAGTGGAAGATGAACCCATTCGCCGTGGCGCAGTCCTGCTACGTACTGCAGGGTAAGGTTGGCTACGAGGGCAAGCTGATTGCCGCCATCGTCAACTCCTACCCTCGCCTCGCGAAGAAGCTGAACTACGAGTACAGCGGCACAGGTGCTCAGCGTCAGGTGCGTGTCTTCGGAACCCTAAAGGGCGAGGATGCTCCGCGTGAGGTCATCGGCAAGGTGTCCGACTGGAAGACCTCGAATCGCCAGTGGGAGACACAGACCGACCAGATGCTCTCGTACCGTGGCGCTCGTGAGTGGGCTCGCCGGCACATGCCCGAAGCTGTACTTGGGGTGTATGCTGAGGAGGAGTTGGTGGTTGTCGCCAACGCGGCTCCCGTGGTCGTGGAGGCTCCCAGCTTGACTGACGTTACTGGCGTGGTCGTAGAGGCTCAGGACGACCCTGGAGAAGAGATCCGCTCTTCGCGCAGGAAGCCCAACGTCAAGAAGCTAGAGCCTGAGCCGATTGACGCCGAGCCGATCGTTGAAAAGGACTCCGAGATCGACAAGCTCTTCACCAAGTGAAGCATCCCCACGATCCGAAGAAGTACTTGCACTGCGCTGAGTGCGAGAATTCACGGCCTGACGGAGAGCATGCGCGCGTCTACGCACGGCTCTCCGTCGCCGTGACGTTAGAGGGACACCTACTGATCACTTGCGTCCGTCATGAATGCGTCGTTGCCTTCCTAGAGAACCAGAAGATCGCTGACATCCTGTCCGATATCGCCCTCGCAGAGTGCGATTGCGGAGAGCACAAGAACGAGGTGACACATTGAGGATCCCCGTGTTTGCCGTACGCCAGCCCGACAAGGCCGGGAAGCTGTTCGTTGTTTCCGCCTGGACCGATGAGTACTGCGCGAAGTACGAAGCGGCTCGCTGGACGCAGGATCTAAAAGAGGATTGGGACTATGTTCCTGCCGTGCTTGTCGTGGAAGAGAACGACGATGCGCCGACTACTGAGTGACCTCTTCTGTGGGCTGCGTGAGCGATGGGAGCATGAAGATCGCTTACGCATGAAGGCGATTGCCCATCTCTACGGAGAGCTCGCGTCGATGAATGGAGAGGTCATCAAGAGCACCGGGCAGATCGTCGCGAGGGATAGCGCATGAAATGGACCATGTATGCCATCATGGACGCCAATGGAAGGTACTTCAACGGCCAGCATCATCGGTATTCGGCCACGACGCATCCTAAGCTTTGGTCAAGGATGCGTGACGTGAAGTATGCCCATCAAAGCGAAAGCAGGGCGGGGAACGTCTTCAAGTGGTTAAACATCGCGTTACCACTCACCATCATCGAAGTGGAGGTAAAGCATGGCAAAGCGTAAGCTGGCTCCAGGGCTGGGTCGCCTTGACGAGATGAAGATCGACCCACTCTACGATCAGGCCCGCGACCTGATGGAGCAACTTACCAAGTTTTTCAACGTTGCGTTCCAGCGAAAGACCGCTGGCGGGATCGAGTTCCTGGGTGAGATCATTCGAGCCCTGCGAGACGGATATGGTCCAGAGGAGCTTCGCGTAGCTTATTGGGTTGCGCGCTGTCTCACTGGCAAGGCCTCATGGCTCAGCGGGGCCTTGCGTGGCGATCTCTTGCCGTCCATCGTGCTGCGCCATGATGGAGGCATCAATCCCAAGACGGGGAAGCCTGCCGTGCGATGGCTTGACGACATGCTGGCGCGCAGGATGGAAGTTAGCCATGCCATGGTGCAGGCACTCTACGACAACCTTCCTGACGACCTGAAGGAGTCCGAGAAGGAGATCGTTCCTCTCATGGGGGTGAAACTGAATGTCTGAAGAGGTTGTAGACCTAGATAACCCAGAGGTTCTCTTGATCGCCGGGGCCTTGATGAAGCCAGCCCTGGCGATCGAGGCGGCTCGCTACGTGACCCATGATGACTTCCAGGACCATCGTATCGGTCAGATCTGGGGGATCATCATCAAGATGGTCAACGACGGGCTCAAAGAAGACGAGATCGATATCGTAGGCATTGCACATCGGTATAGTACGAACCCGAATGAGCAGCGGAATATCCGCATGCTCTGCTCTGCGATCACCGATGGGATGCCTCGTGCGACGTCCCTCGTCCTGCTGGCCCAGCGAGTGCGACGTCGCGCTACGATGCGATTGGCGATGGGCGAGATCCGCAAGATCGCCGTCGAGCTTCAGTCGCAGATCACTTCCAACGATGGCGACATGCCAGACCTGGACCTGAGGCTGTCTGGGCTCTCGGTGGCCGTCCATACACGATCTGACCTAACCAAGAAGCGCACGCAGTACAAGGATCTGGGCTCAGAGGTCAGTCGGTACTTCGACGGGCTCATCAGCGGGGATAAGGGACTCTACGTGCCCACGGGGCTCCCAACCCTGGACCGATACCTTGGTGGAGGATTGCGCCCTGGGCAACTCCACGTCGTCCTAGGGGGCACGGGATCGGGCAAGACGGCCTTTACCTCGCAGCTATGCGATCGGGCCTCTCTGGCGGGCAAGCGTGCCCTTATGTTCTCGATGGAAGTCGACCCCCTGGACGTCTACATCCGCGACGTGGAACGGGTAGCTGGGGTGAGCCGCTGGGATCTTAGGTCGAGGGTCCAGGCGGAACGTGAGGCGGCCCAGATGGCCCTCATGGAAGCCCAGAATATCATCCTCAACCAGCCTCGTGGGAAGACCGTATACGGGGAGCCGATGTCCCTGGAAGGGATCCGGCAGGCGGTCCTAACGGAGCGTGTCAGGGGCGGCAAGGTAGACATGATCGGTGTCGACCATGCCCAGGTAACTTTGCCTTCCGAGGGCGAGCTTCGTACGATGCCGCGCTATCTTCAGGTGAAGAGTACCGCTGAAGGCCTGCGCGCACTGGCTCGCCAGCTAGGCATCGCAGTCGTCTTGACCGCTCAGTTGAATCCGCCACCGAAGGGTGAAGAGCCCACGATGGCGATGGTGCGCGAGTCCAAGGACATCAACAACGCCGCTGAAGTTGTCATGCTCATTTTCCATAAGAAGGAAGAGGAGCCGATGACAGGGCAGATGTTCATCTCAGAGTCCTGGCTCATCCTTGAGAAGGTGCGCGCTGGCCGCGAGGGGCGCATCGCTCTTAAGTATGACGGCAAGTGCTTCAGGTTTACGGAGGCTACGTTGTGAGCATCGAAGAGAAGTTCGCCGAGGTCGTATCGGAAGGTGTAGGCCCTAGTGGAATCATCTGGCGCGATGAGGTTCGTCGCGTTGGCGATCTGCTCGAATGGCCCGACAACCCGCGTAGGATCACCGATGAGCAGGCAAAGCATCTGGCTAAGAGCATCGTCCTCTTCGGCTACGCGGATCCGATCCTCATCAACACCGACAACATGATCGTTGGTGGCCACATGCGGCTTCGCGTGATGCGTGTTGCGGGCATGGTGCATGACAACACCAAGATCGCGGTGCGAGTTCCTAGTAGGCCACTTGACCCAGAGGAATTCGAAGAGCTGGCGATCCGCCTCAACAAGAACGTGGGCACCTGGGATTTCGAGAAGCTCTCTATGAGCTTTGACCAGACCAACCTGCGCAATTGGGGCTTCAGCCCGATGGAGTTTGGTATGCAGAGTCAAGATCTGAAGCCCACCAAGCTCAAGCCTGCCCAACAGAAGACATGCCCTGAATGTGGAGCGATTCTTCCATGACGCTAGAAGAGATGGCCATAGCACAGCTAGGTAGTACAATCCGTCGCTTACTTGTCAATCTCTCTCATGCCGAGGCGAAGACGGAGCAGGCACAGCAGCGGGTGGCAGAGCTGGAGCACCAGCTAGCGACCCATCCGCAGCACGAAGCCTGCCCGAAGTGCTGGCTACGGCTACAGTCAGTACAGAAGCGCGCGGAGGCTGCGGAGGATCAAGTTCGCAAACTGTCCAAAGAGCGGGACAATCTGCTCGATCGTCTATTGGATGAGCAAACTCGAAATGAAGTGGAGCCTTCCGTTAGTGACTGTGGGCATGATTACAGTTGTGGGTTCTGTCGCGCAAGGCGCACTAGATTGGAGGCTGCGGAGCAGCGAGTGCGTAACGCCGATCAATCGGCGTCACATGCGCTAGCAGTGTCGGAGAAAGCGATAGGGCGCGCGGAGGCTGCGGAGGCTGAGGTGGAGCGGCTCAAGCGCCTGCTCGCGGAAGGGCACGAGCTGATGGCCGATCTGCACTCCACTCTGGCACAGACGCGGGCCGACCGAGAGGTGTACTTCAAGGCTGGGCAAGAGGCACAGCGTGACGTAGAGCAGGCACTGGCCGAGGTGGAGCGGCTCAAAGCCGAAGTCGGCATAGGCGCAGGCGTGAAGACGGCAGCCGAAGTGAAGGCACTGGAGCGCATCGCCAGTCTGGAGGCAGCGCTGGACAGGATCAACACCGAGGTTGAACTTCAGCTTCGCACTGCAACCGGCAAGGATGGCATGACTCACTACTTCCAAGGCGACGTTGCCGAGGTTGTGAAGCGCATCACCCAAGTTGTGCGCGAGGAGCGCAAGAAGGCGGGGGTGGGCCGTGGCTGACGCTAAGCCAACATTGGTCGAGATCGACATTCGGCTGGAAACTCTCCAGCGAATCGCTGAGAGGCTCACGACAGGAAACGTCGCCCACGACGGGGCCGAACTCGCCGCCGCGATCCGAGCACTTCGCCGACGAATCGGAACGCGGGCGTTCAAGGAGGCCGATCGTGGCTGAGCCCAGCGTGTGCCCTCGCTTCGTAGTCCCGTGGGATGAGCAGCAGGGATTCAACCCAACCCGTGACGGAGATGTGTCCTGCGATGCTTGCGGTAGGCCACACAGCGAGCACAAGGTGAAGACTCCCAAGCCAACCGCGCGCAATCTGGAGATGGCAGCGGAGTGGTATCTCGACACCATCCAGACCGTCTCGTCTTTGGCTGAAGTGATTGCCGTGGCCCGCGATGAGGTCCGCGCCGAGGAGCGGAAGCGGGCAGTGAGGATCATTCAACACGTGTTCGCTCGTGCGAAGAGAAACGAAATTATGCTCAGCCCCCCCGTAATTGGACGCGCGATTGGGGAGATCCTGCGCCGCCTGCGGGAGGAGGGGGCGTGAGTCTCTGGCGAACATGGGTAGCTCCAGATGATGGCTTGGTCACCTTCTGGAGCTACCGACGTCTTCCCGATGGAAGCTTTAAGGCTGATTTTGAGCTACAGCTCCCTTATGAGGAAGTGCTGGATCAGAATGGAAACACCCTTTCCGAGGTAGAGGTTGACGATGAGTGAGGCACTGGTCAAGAGGATCGAACAGCTAGAGGAGGCCTTGCGCTACATCAGGGACGGCTGGGACCACGACGAAGATTGTCATAGGTACTCCACTGCGTGCTTCATTTGCGTAGCCGATGAAGCTCTCAAGCCTGTGGTACTCTACGATACCAACCCATTTACGGGGCATCCTGAATGTGTGAAGCAGTAGATACTACCGATAGCCGCTACCCTGGTTGGTACTGCTGTCGAGACAACACGTTCAACGGCGCTCGCGCCAAGGCATGCCGCGTCTGTAAGCATGCGAGGGACAACAAAGAGACTCCAGTGGTCATCCCACGTCCTCCGCGTAGGAAGAAGAGGATCGTGAGTGAAGCCACGCCAGTGCAGCAAGTGCAGAAAGCCAAGCCTGTGGCGCAAGGTAAAGCCCGAAGGGTCAAACCGAAACAGATTCGAATGCGTAGAGTGCGGAAGTCCAACAAGGCCGATTAAGGGGCTGCGCAAGAAGTCGTACATGCCGCCTGGGCTGTACGGCTATCGGCAGAAGGTGAAGGTGGCGAATGATCTTTGGCGACATCTCATCTACGCCAAGGCGAATGATGGTCGGTGCGCAGTCTGTGGAACCCAAAAAGGTCTACAGGCCATGCACCTATTCCCGAAGGGTCGCTATCCCCATTTACGTTTCGAGCTGGACAATGGCGCTCCCGGTTGTCCAGGCTGCCACCGACGTCTCACTAACGATCACGAAGCCCATCGTGACTTTTGCATAAGGTATCTGGGCGCAGAGAAGTATGAGGCCCTCAGGCTCATGTCGATCTCGCGCGGGAAGGTAGATGTGGCGCTAGTGATTCTGCGTCTTCAGAAGTTGACCGATGAAAACAAGCATAGCGGCTAAGCTATGGCAGCGCCCGCAGCCCACTGAAACGAAATTCGTTGATTGCTACGTATCGAGGCCAGCGCCGCTCATCATCAAGAAGACTAGTGATCTCTGGAGCAATCCTAAGGTCTTAGTGGACAGCGAGATCAATCCGTACGACAAGGATCTCCTTCACTTCAAGCTGAACTATGTACTAGAGGAAACGAAGTACCAAGAGGAGATTGCCGTCTACTCAGAAGTCTCTCGCGAAGAGGCTGAGGCTGTACAGAAAGTCGTCCAGGACGAGATAGCCAAGATAGAGCGGAAGGCGGAAGAGCAGCAACAGGCGAAAATCGCCAGTCAAATGGCCGCCTTCGGCGCAGCCCAGCTTCAGAAGATGCAGGAGCAGCTAGTCGTTAAGTCGACGCAGGCGCAGCCATTCTTCGATTACTATGGAACTACGCATGGGTATCTACCCAAGCATACTGCAGTAGCTACTGCCCCTAAGATCGAGCCGCCCGTTGAGCCGAAGCCCGCATTCGAAGTGCCAGAAGAACCTAAGAGGTGGATGAAGAAAGATGGATGAAATGGAACGCTGGAAGGCGTACAAGACTTTCGTGGCCGAGTTGTATGACGCCCTGGAAGATGGAGAGTGGGGAATGATCGCCTGGGACGATGAGGACAAGGGTGACTTTCAGGAGGCGATCCGTACGGCTTGGGCGCGAACATTCCCGGTGGCAAATCCTAACACCAGGGAACCTTGACCCGTAGTGTAATCTGCTAGTTAAGGACGTTGGGAGTGGGTGCTGAGCACGGGGCAGCCTCCAAAGCTGAACCGGCAGGGTTCGATTCCTTGCACTCCCGCCATCCTGCTCGTGCCGAGAAGGGCATGAGAGCCAGTTGGAGGATGTAGCTGGCACGGCGCGCACTGATCGCCGGGATGTCTTTGACAACGCGGATCGTAAGTAACTACTGAGCGGCAGTGGTGTAGCGATAGCACGCGATTCTGCCAAGTTCGCAGTGCGGGTTTAACTCCCGCCTGCCGCTCCAAATTCGTATGGGGGGTTAGCCTCAATCTGGTAAGGCACCCGGCTGTAACCCGGCGGTTGGTCACCATGCCATCGTGGTTCAAATCCACGACTCCCCACCATTCAGCGCGTCCTTGGTGTAGCACTAACACGCTATCCTTCCAAGTTAGAGTCGAGGGTGGGACTCCCTCAGGACGCTCCATCACAGCTAGGGCAAGAACGCGCCTAGCTAGCCGTGCCCCCGTGGTCCAGACTGGCCAGGGGGTTCGTTCGCCGCCCTAGTTCAATAGCAGAATGGATCCTTGGTAAGGATCTGACATCGGAGCGTAACCGATGGGCGGCTCCATCCCTCACAGGTGTTATGGCAGCATTCCAGGCTCTTAACCTGCGCGGTCAGAGTTCAAATCTCTGGTGGGGGACCAAATTCGCGAGTGTGACGGTAACTGGCAAACCTAGCAGGTCGAGAGCCTGCTGTTTGTGGGTTCAACTCCCACCGCTCGCACCATGCCAGCGTACTCCAACAGCAGAGAGACGCGACTCAGACTCGCGACAGTGGTGGTGCGAATCCACTCGCTGGCACCATGGCGCACTATCCCAACGGCAGAGGAACGGGTCTTAGAAGCCCGCAAGTCTGGGTTCAAATCCCAGGTGCGCCACCAACCTGACGTGCTTTGCGCCTATGACTCGTGATCCTTGAGGGGAGGGACACGACGAGGATGCGCTCCTTAAGCAAGAGTGAAACATTCCCTCATCGGCACGTAGCCCAACGGCAGAGGCAGCAGCCTTAAAACCTGCTCAGTGAGAGTTCGAATCTCTCGGTGCCGACCATCGCCGACTGATGTAACTTGGCAAACATCCTCGTCTCAAAAACGAGGTCTTCTGGGTTCAACTCCCAGGTCGGCGACCATCTTGATTCTTCATGAAGGGGTACGAGAGAGCTTGGCGTTCTCTCTGCGTTGTCAGCGCAGGTAATCGGTGGGTTCAAATCCCACGTACCCCGCCATGAGTAATCAAGAAGCAGGGGCAGGAGTGGGTTCGAATCCCACCATGAATGCGGGAGCGTTCGTGTGGTGTATAGGAAGCACGTCCCCTTAAAAGCATAAGCGGGTGGAGCGGTTCGACTCCGCACTGTCGCAGTGTCCTAGGAATCACACAGAGTGGTCATGCCCACGCGAAAGGCGCTCTGACGTGACAGCTTAGTGTAACGGTAGCACACCCGCACATACCAAAGCACACACGAATGATCTTCCGATGCGTGCGCTCTACGGCTCTGCAGGGCCGGCGATACGAAGATCATATTAGCCCCGTGGTACGAGCGCTGTGGAGCGCCTGTGGCCACAGCAGCGCAAACGGCCACGGGGTATTACAATTCGGGCGACGAGTAGGACGGGAATACGGCTGGTTTGCACCCAGCAAGACAGGGTTCGACTCCCTGGTTGTCCACCAAATACTGCCAGCGGTGATGCTGGTTGTGGGGATGCCGGCTATCCCACGGCGACTTCTTTGCGTGAGTGGAGCAATAGTAGTCGCAGATTAGTCCGGCCAGCGTGAAACGCAAGGTCACTCCTTAGTGACAGGGGGATCCGGCAATGCCTGAGGCATCCAGTACTCCCCCATTTGGCCTCGTCTTCTAACTGGTCGAGGATACTGCCCTCTCAAGGCGGCGATACCGGTTCGATCCCGGTCGAGGCTACCATCCGATAGGAGACGAATGTCGTACGATCATAAGTTGTACATGAGAGAGTGGTACAAGAAGAACAAGAAGAAGCACGTTGGGTACGTTTCTTCTTCCAAGTCTTCTGTATGCCTCTACATCGACAACGCAAAGAGGTGCCCATGTTCCGACTGCGGGAAGACTTACCCCACTTATGTGATGCAGTTTGATCACGTCCGTGGTCGTAAGTTGGTAGCTCTCTCAAGAGCTGCCCAAAGCGGGCTTGGGATGCAAAGAGTCAAAGACGAGATAGCAAAATGCGAGGTTGTGTGCGCGAATTGCCACGCCGAGCGAACTCATCAAAGGTTGTTGTTGCGGGGTAGGGCAGTCCCTACACAAGTCTCATAAACTTGATGGCGAGCGTGCAACTCGCTCCTCCGCTCCCATGGTTCTCTAGTGAAATGGCCATCACGACAGGCTTACACCCTGTTATTCAGAGTTCGAATCTCTGGGGAACCACCATGGCAGTCCAAGATGGAGTTTCAGGCGCGCTCATAACGCGTATCTGGGCAGGTTCGAATCCTGCGGCTGCCACCATCTACGGTTAGAAGTAGGCCCACTCAAATGAGAGCGACCCAGCGGAATTGCTAACCGCTCATCGGTTGCGTGTGGGTCTACTTGTGGCCGTAGTGTTAACGGTAAGCACGGGGAGTTGTGGCCTCCCTAGTCGCAGTTCAAATCTGCGCGGTCACCCCAATTGAGGAGAGAGATGCCAAGCAGGGGAGCGAAGCGTACTGGGCAGTTCAAGGCGAGGTATAAGCTACGCTACGAATTGATCAACAGGCTAAAGGACAAGCCATGCGCTGAGTGTGGAAGTACGTTCCCGACATACGTGATGGAGTTTGATCATGTACGTGGCGAGAAGAAGTGCAACGTGCCAAAGTTGTGGCATTGCAGCGAGGCGGTCTTTCTAGAGGAAGTATCGAAGTGCGACGTGGTGTGTTCCAATTGCCACAAGATTCGCACGAGGACAAGAGTTCACGGGGATGTAGGGTAGTGGATTGCCCGCGTGGTTTGGGACCACGAAAGCGCAGGTTCGAGTCCTGTCATCCCCACCATTCGGGCGAGTAGCTGCGCCCTGCGAAGATTGACGCAGAACCTACGACGTAGGGGCTACACAGAACGGGGATATAGAGAAGCCTGCATTTTCTCACTCGCTTCGGAGGCGAACAAGCGCTGGTTGAAATCCAGCTATCCCCACCATCTCATGAGGCGGCTCGCCCAAGGAGCCGTACGCCCGATGCGAGTGAGCAGAAGGCTGAAGGTGCGACGGCATCGCTTGGGCACAGAATGTAGCGCGGGCAGTAAGCTAGACCATGGGGACGCTAAGCGCCCCTGGGTCAAGTGCTCCTCAATCCTTCCTGGCCTACGTGCTCACACACGTAGTGGATCGGAGCCTGGGCTGCCCCCACTTGAATTCATAGACTTATTGGGGCTTAGCATAATGGCAGTGCGGTAGGCTCTGACCCTACGCCAATAGAGGTTCGACTCCTCTAGCCCCAGCCAACTTCCGTTCCTCAGTGGTGTAACTGGTAAGACCCCCGACTGTTAATCGGTGAGATTGTAGGTTCGAATCCTACCTGAGGAGCCATCCCTCGCAAGTGTTACGGCAGCATAGCGGGCTTTTAACCCGACAGGTCAGAGTTCGAATCTCTGGCGAGGGACCATTTCTACGGGCTCTTAGTGAAACAGCATAACGCCTGCCTGATTAGCGGGAGTTCGCGGTGCGAATCCGTGAGAGCCTACCACTTCGTGCCGGTAAGGTGTCGAAGGAGACGCGCTCGCCTCGTAAGCGAGAGATGGCGGGTTCGATCCCCGTAACCGGCTCCATCTCGGTGAGGGGCTGTGTTCGGCGTCTCGACAGTAAGAGACATGTGGTGCGGACACACCTGAGTTGCCCAGAGCGGATAAACACCGCCATGTATGGTAGCTTGGCACAGCGTAAAACGAAGGCGTCACTGCACGCCAACCTCACCTTTTCTTTTTCGAGTCACGATCCGCAGACTCAAAGACCTTAAGCCGACTTAGCAATGACAGTTCATGCGCCCGCCTGAAGAGCGGGATATGTTGGGGCGGCACCAACAGTCGGCACCATTCTACGGGCCTTGGCCCAGCATATTCTGGGATGATCGATCTCAACGCAGATACCTCTCGGTGACAATTCTGCGGGTCCACCAGTTCGCCATGTGGGATCGCGAAAGGGTGGCGGAAAACCCGGAACCGCCAGCAAGAGTAACCTTAGGCGCGTGAAAGCTTCATGCTCGATATGGATGGCTGGGGCCAATGATAGGTTGCGACGACGGCTTACTTCTAGTGCCCCACATGGCACATCTCTATGGGACAGAAGACTCGCTGTTGTGTTCGTAAGCGTCAAGGATGGTACCGTCCTGAGCTACTACGGCACGATGGAGATCAGAAGACATCGTGGGGTAGGACCACACTGTCCCTCAATTCTTGCCGGTCGAGCTAGGCTCAGAGCGGTCCTGTAAACCGCCCTTGCTCGGTGCGATACCGAGGACCGGCTCCACTTCGGGGTCATACGCCAACGGCTAAGCGGACTGCCTTTCAAGCAGTTGATGAGGGTTCAATTCCCTCTGACCCTACCATCTATGCCGGGAAGAGCAACGCTGGACGGCACGGCTACCGCAATGGTCGGCTGCATAGGATCCAGCCCCGGCACCATCTGTCCTCCCGTAGCCCTAAGGATAGGGCACCAGCCCCCGAAGCTGGAGCTTAGTGGGTTCGATTCCCACCGGGAGTACCATCCAAAGGAGTCGCAATGAGCAACGGAGGAACGTCATGCTTATGTAGCTAAGGAGGCTACCCAAGCATGGCTGCTTCGAACGATCGTTCCGCGAAGGACAAGCAGATGGCTGCGCGTCTGAAGGCTGAAGGTGATGACCGGCACATCGGCCGCTGCTGCATCTGCTACCGTATCATCTCCAACGGCGCTGCGTGCGAGAACCACTACGGTGCTCACGCGCGTGGTGCTAGCGACTAAGCAGTATAGCTGCGGGCGACAGCTAAGTGGGGCTCATGCCGCCACATCGCCCTCATGGCCCATTCGTTCAACTGGATGAGGATACCGGGCTACGAACCCGGAGATTGCAGTTCGAATCTGCAGTGGGCCACCATCTTGGCGCTATAGCTCAACGGACAGAGCGCGAGTTTCCTAAACTCAAGGTCCGAGTTCGACTCTCGGTAGCGCCTCCAACCTAGGAGCATATGGAACACCCAAGTGGATTCCCAATGAGTTCTTCGTTCTCCGTTGCTGTCAGAGTGCAAGATGACAATGGAGTCACCATCAAGCAAGAGCAGTTCTCGCTGACTGGCTACTTCAAGGACTCCTCCGAGATGTTAGCTAAAGCAGTCGAGTGGACGGACAAACAGAAGAGAGAAGCTAGAGAGTAATGGACTCAGAGACAAAGGCCGGGTTGAGCGTGATCCTTGGAACCTTCCTCGCAGTCATCCTGCTGTCGTGGGTGGTCCAGGGAAACGACTGCTGGATGTTCAAGATCTTCGCACCGAAGTACGAGCAGCAGGAGATTCTTCTAAAGGAGGCAGCCGCCCAGACCGGGATGCCTGCTATTGCAAACTTCCGAGAGCGCAAGCTTCTCAAGGACATCATCGAGCTTCGTGACCAGAACGGGCTCGTGACCTATACGTACGTTTGGAACGAGTTCAATGGAAAGATGGTATTCTTCTGCGATAGCATCGGGTATGGAATCCCGTACGCTACGCAGTACACTTCCCCGGAGAAGATGGTCGGATACAACAGTGCGCCGGCCGTGGTTCCCCAGGCAGATCCCAACGGGCTCTTCTCCCCGGCATCAGCCGAGGGCACCTGGGTCATGTGTAAGAACCCCAACGGAAAGGAAGTGCGCCCTGTTTACGTAGAACCGCGCATCATCGTCTCCCCGTTCCCACTGACGAAACAGCCAGCGGAGCAGAACTAGAATCAACAGGGTCTGTTGATTCACAGCGAGTGTCGAGAAATCAACCGGTCGTGCGCTGTGACCGTACTCGCGACAGCGCGCCATGGCCCCTTGGTGTAACCCGGACAAGCATACTTGGCTTCTAACCTTGAGGCGACAGTTCGAATCTGTCAGGGGCCTCCATCTTTCAGTGGCGTAGTGTATGGCAGCACGGGGGGACTTATAAACCCTATAGCGCCAGATTAGCGCACCGGATTGGGTTCGATTCCCAACGCCACTACCATGGAAGGGATGATCGAGTTGGCAGATCACCTACCTGCTAAGTAGGACAGCCCTCATAAGGCTGCGAGAGTTCGATTCTCTCCCCTTCCGCCACCTTAGTGAGACTATGGAAAAACCAAGGCGTCTTCTGTTTTCGGTCACGGCGAAGGACTTAGATATCCAGACCTTCTGTACGGGTGGCAATGGAGGCCAGCACAGGAACGCCAAGCAGAATGGCGTACGACTCATCCATCGGGCCTCAGGAGCCCGCGCAGAGCATCGGGACGGACGGGACCAGGGGAAGAACCGCAGGGAGGCCTTCCTGAAGCTCCTAGAGACTCCAGAGTGGAAGGCGTGGTCGAAGATGGAAGTCTCCAGAAGGCTAGGACTGATCACTGCGGCTGAGAATGCTGTAGAGGAAGCCATGGCAGCTCCCAACCTACGTATCGAGGTTAAGGGAGACGACGGCACATGGCACGAGATTGAATAACGGTAGGCATGCTTAGGGACATAGCCGAGATTCGAACCTTTGGCTAGCTGGGTTCGAATCCCAGGCCTACCGCCATCTTAAGGAGAAACGATGTGTTGCTGTAGATGTAGCCGTGCGCACGACGAGGCTATTGCCGACATGGTTCTGGCGGAAGCTATCCTGACGGAGCATGCCTTTCGGGCTATGCACCCAAACCTCCACCCAGCCGTTGAGGAAAGGATGATTAGGCTGGGCAGCCTTATCTCTCCTGGCCTCAATGAGTCGATGCTGGCCTATCTTACCAAGCTGTGGAGACTAGCTAAGTGAAAGACTTCCTAGGAAAAGAGATCACGGTCGGATGCCTGATCGCGTATCCGGCGCGCATGAGTTCTTCAGTCTGGATGAACGTCGCGCGAGTCGTTGGATTTAGCACACGCAAGGATACCTGGGCTAGGAAGAACGTTCCATCTCTCAAGCTGAAGCGCGTGTCTAGCACAGACAGCTACTTCAAGCCTGGGACCACCACAGAGATCTACGCCCTCGACAACGTACTCGTGCTTGAGGAGGCAGATGTCCCGAAGCAAGAAGAGGCCGTACACCAAGAGTAAGCGCTTCGACGCGACATGTCGTAGCCATGGCGGTTGCCCGTACTGCCAGGGGAATCGAAAGCATTCGACCAATCGTAGGAGCTATCCATTGCGGGCAGAGGTAGCCGAAGGCGTTTGGTCATTTGAGGAGTGGCAAGCTAGTGAAGAAGGGTGCAACCGAGATTGTTGTCGTACTCGACCGTTCGGGGTCGATGCAGAGCACGAAGACTGACGCAGAGGGCGGCCTGAAGGCATTCGTGGAGAAGCAGCGAGAACTTCCCGGCGAGTGCGTGCTGACCCTGTATCGATTTGACGATACGATCGAGCGCGTCTTTGAGGAGAAGCCTCTGGTACGAGTCGAGCCATACGACCTCCAGTTGGTCCCTAGGGGTTCTACGGCCCTCCTAGACGCCATGGATCGAGCCATCGATGAGGTGGGATCGCGTCTCGCTCGTCGTGCCGACTATGATCGTCCAGAGTTCATCTACTTCGTGACGATCACAGATGGCTACGAGAACGCCTCCAGGAAGGCCTCTCCCGCCAGCGTCTTCGATAAGGTTACGCATCAGCGTGACAAGTACGGCTGGCAGTTCGTCTTCATCGGTGCCAACCAGGACGCTATCGCCACGGCTTCGAAGCTGGGTATCGGGGCGCAGTACTCCCTTACATATCGTGATAGCTCCATGGGTACCAAGAGTGCTTACAACAGCATGAGCGACGGCATCCTGCGTTCTCGCCAGCTTGGCGGGCAGGCTGTGTGCTTTACCGCTCAGGAGCGCACGGAGGCCATGGCCAGCGATGACGACATCAAGGCTCTTAAGACGACCTTCGGAACATCGAGTGTGACAACTCCAAGAAAGTAACGTGATGGCCTCAAAATGGAAGACTCTCAGCGGGGAGAACATCGCTGACATCGTGCAGTTCCTGAAGGACTCTAACCGCCATGGTCAGATCCTTCACGTTGGTACAGACTCGCTGCAGACTGGAAGGTACACGCAGTTTGTGACTGTCGTGGTCCTGCTGAACCCCAGGCGTGATGGGGTGGGATCTGGCGGCAGGGTCTTTTATCAGAGAGACATCGTTCCCCGCATCAACTCACTACGCGAGCGGCTTACTAAGGAAGTTTGGAAGTCGCTCGACCTTGCCATGCAACTGCCTGAGTTTGACTTGACTGTGCATATCGATGCCAACCCATCGGAGAAGCATATGTCCAGCAAGTACCTGCAGGAGCTGGTTGGGATGGTCGTAGGGCAAGGGTTCAAGGCGCTGTGGAAGCCAGATAGCTGGGCCGCAACGCATGCCGCCGACCACGTCGTACGAATCAAAGGGAGACTGCCGAGCACTGGTGCTCAACTGGGCTTGAACCCCAGGGTAGCCACTGGCTAGGGGTTCGATCCCTCCAGTCTCCGCCACTCTAAGAGCGCCACAAACTATCTGGTTCCAATGGGGTCTACGTTGTGGCCCGGCGCTGAACCCTGCAATCCCCTCTAAGCGGGGAATAATGTCCGCATCCCCCTGGGAAGCTTAGCTCTGCAGGGGGCTTTCCTTACTGAGGCGTAATGCTTGTTGGAATAGTCGGCGTCGAAGCAGCAAAGCTGGACGCCCCAACCAAAGAGAGAGCGCTGATCAGGCTAGAGCAGATCATCTCTAGCCCACATACATCTCTCGTCGTGAGCGGGCATTGCCATCTAGGGGGGATTGACATACTCGCCGAGGAGACAGCAGCAAGGCTAGGCAAGCCTTTCCTGATCTTCCCTCCCAAGAACTTGCAGTGGTCCACTGGCTACATGCCTCGCAATCTACAGATCGTCAAGTTCAGCGATGTCGTCATCTGCCTAACGGTCAAGGAGCTTCCTGAAGGCTACGACGGGATGCGCTTCGACCTCTGCTACCATTGCGGGACTAAGGAGCATATCAAGAGCGGGGGATGCTGGACCGTCAAGCAGGCAATCAAGGCAGGAAAGAAGGGACGCGTAGAGGTCATATGAGCGATGACTTGGATTACGAACAGTTAGACCCTGGGATCATAGGACTCGTAGCTCTCCTGCGCGCCCATGGGTTCGAAACGACTGACTCTGGCGATGGAGTGAGCAAGAAGGCCAAGGGGATCGATGATGCATTGCCCTACCCTCACGTCTTCTGCGTGGTCGACCCAGATAGACTCGTCATCGAGGCTAAGAGAGCTTGGCACACGTTGAACGTCTATCCAGAGTACGAAGATCTCTCTATCGAGGCTAGCTACAGCCCCGATGACAACGCTGCGATTCTTGCCATCTATGGCAACGTCGTCTCTGGTGGGAGCTTGTAGGACAGAGGCGGGCTTGGAAAGCTCGCCGTTCGGGTTCGACTCCCGATCCCACCGCCACTCTCGTGGCCATGATAGTTATCGTGGCCATGTTCGAAGTTACTGAACGATCCGCGAAGTTGAACATGTGGATGTCGCCAAGAGGCTCAAGGCGCTAGGCTGCAACCCTAGTATTCGGTGGTTCAAATCCACTCATCCACTCCACAGGGCCTTGGCCGAGAGGACTAGGCAGCGGGCTTTGACCCCGCTAAGACAGGTTCGATTCCTGTAGGCCCTGCCAACCTCCCAGAAAGAAGGCTATACGTGTCTGCTGTGTCTGGCCCCGTTGATATGAGGATGCGTCTCTCTGAGCTAGAGAATGAATGGATGGACCGCGATACGATCTCGCTGGGGTTCCTGGCGAGGGCGCTGTTCCTGATAGCCGCGATCCTCATCTTGATCCTAGAGTCTATGCAGGAGAAGCAGTATGTGTGAAGACTGCGTCGAAGCCGATGCGGAGCGTGATCGACTGGAGTTAGAGCGTCAGCTAGTCGACCTTCTTGAGAAGTACGAAGCTGCCAACAGCAAGCTTGAATCTGCCGAGTCTAGAGCTTCTACCCTGGAGGCTGCCCTGCGAGGCGTACACGGGGTCGTACTTGACGATGGCTATGAGGTCAATGTAGCCGACCTAAAGGGACGCCTAGACGAGATCGCCGATCTCCATCAGCCGTTAGAGCTTCACGGGGAGATCCTCGTAGACAACTGTGGTCGGTCGAAGTGTGGGGGGTGCCTAGGAGTTTGGCCCTGCGCGACTGATAGTCTTCTCCACCGAGAGCCTTAATCCGCACCTCGCCCCCTCCTTTTCGTAGATCGATCAGGCCCGCATGATATGTGGGCCTCATTCGATAGGCGAAATCGTCTACGATACACATCCAATATCGGAGTGTACATCCTCAGCGAGGCGCATTAGCGGAGAACTCTTGCTAAGCGGCAAGGGGCGGGAAGAGGGATCCTCCCGCCCCTTTTTACTATCGTCGTGGACCGTTGACGATAATAGGCCCCGGTCGATGCTGGGTCTTGTCGAATGGAGATTCCTTGGGGGCATAGATTCCACCACCGCCCATCGGATTCCCATCCCTGTCCAGTAGAATCTCAGTACCCCCAGGCAACGTAACCTTGCTGCCCCTGATGGCGTCCAAGACCTTCCTGATTGGGCCGCTCTTGATGAACGCGCGCAGGATGTCGCCTAGTGGGAATCCCATCTCAGCAGCCCTTGCCCTTCTTGCCCTTGCCCTTACTCTTCTTCATCTCGCACCTCACCACTTCTCGATAGCCTTGAGAAGCTTCTTCTTACGCTTCTCTTTCTTGATGACCTTCTCGTCATCCTGCTCCTCATCGAGGAGCCCCATGTCGCCCGTCACTTTGGCGACCTTCTTCTTGGGCATTGAGCTGGCCTTACCGGCTAGCTCCCCTTCCGGCCCGAAGATCTCCTCTGCTAGACTCTTTACCATGTTCTAGTCCTCAGCACTTGCAGGACGACTTGCCACAAGAGCAGGAACGAGTCTGCCCGCCCGACTTACTGCCGCCCTTGCTTGCTGCTGCCTTGACCTTCGATGCGCCCTTGCCCATTTTCGTCTCCTCTACTGGTTAAACCGAAACGCCGAAAGCATCCTTCTGATGCTGGCATCATCGTACTGCGGTGCGACTGCCGAAGTCTGCGTAGCTGGAACCAATGGTGTCTCTTCGCGCATTAGGCCCTGGAGCATCTTCGCAATGCGGTCTTGATGGGCCGCATCTGGTACGGAGAACTCAGGGCTTAGCTCGTCAGCAAACGGCTGCCCAGGCGCAGTCACATCAGCAATTGTACCACCCACCGTGTTGACGTAGCCCTGAGCGCTAGGAGCCACTCCCCCAGCCCTGCGTGTCTTTCCAGGGCCGGCGTTGTAGGCAGACACAGCCTGCCTAGGATCCTTGAAGCTGTGTAGCATCTTGGCGATGTATCCCCCAGCCGCGTCGATAGCCTTGTCGGGATCCAGCATGTCACGATGCGCGTAGCCCATCTCCTTAGCGGCTGCAGGATGCACCTGGAAGAGCCCCAGGGCCTTCCCCTGGTCACCAACGACACTAGGATCCCCCTGGCTCTCTCTCATGGCGATTGCGTACAGCAGAGACGCGGGAATGCCCAGGGGCTTCGCAGCCCTGCGGGCCATCTCTACGAGTTGATTCTGAGGGATCTCAGGCATTACTTACGCTCCAAAGAGGTCGGCCGCGAAGCTGTCACGTCCAACGGCCTTCGCCTTCTTCTTGCCCTTCTTCTTCGCCTTCTTCTTGTCGCTCTTCCCGGTGACCGGTGCGCTCTTGTGCTTGCTGTTGTAGATAGCAGCGGCCTTCGACTGAGCAGCATCGTACTCTGGAGAATCGACTGGCGCTCCCTGTGCGAACTTGTTCCTCATCGCCTCGTATGCCTTTGGCATCTCCGTCCTCCTACAAAGTGAACTTGTGCTCTCCACCATGAGCACGATTTAGGTGGCAGTAGTACTCCGAATAGTGAGCGTTCTGGTCAGGGTTCTTCGCATCGCACTTGGCCAGAGACTCGTAGAGAGCCTTATCCTCTGCCTCTCTACGCTTGCGATCCTTGCGATCTTCCAGATACCACTTAGGAAGGTAGTACGGAAGCCCGATGGTGAGCGCGAATAGGGCCTTCCCCCACTGTTTCTTGGTTGGCGGACGGAACGTATCTAGAGATCCCATTTAGCCCTTCTTCCCTACTCTGTCCATTATAATCTTAGCTCTAGAGCTAGGTGCCTGGACTGTCTTTCCAGAGGCATCTTTACGCCAGCCTAGGCCAAAATTCCCATCTTTCCCATTGGAATACGCCTTCTTCAGCTCGTCTGGAGAGAATTGAGCAGCGGTAGGATCTACCTTCGATCCATCTGGCTTCTCTAGCCACCAATGGGTCATGTCGCGTCCCTTGGAATCCTTCCCTAGGTTCGCCACCTTTGGCTTCAGAGTGCGCCCTGTGAGCCACCACGTCGCTTCAGCGGCTGCGTAGCAGTGCCCGGCGGTTGAATGGTCATCCGGCGTGCGTAGACTCCTCCACTGAGGATTCAAGAGATCCGGGGTGAGCACCGACTCGACCTTCTTCGCTACGGCTACTTCGCTTTTGGGCCGCTACCGCTTCCCTTCGGCTTCCCCAGAGCCGTACGGCTGTAGTACTTGCTCTGAGTCTCGAAGGCACCGCGAGGACGATTCGGATACGACGGCCTGTTGCGCGACACGACGGCCGTAGATACGCTACTGAGCCCGGTCTTGACGCCCGGTTCTACGGTATGGCCTGGGAAGAGAGCCTTCAGCTCGTCTACGAGTTCTCCAGGCTGATAGAACTTCTGGAACGTCCTCGTATCCTTCGCGCCATCCTTAGGTGGCGGTCCCATGAGGACGCCATCAAAGATTGGCTCGCCGCCCATGTTCTTTTCTGCGCGCACAGCAACGTACATCTTGTCCTTCGCGCGGCCCATCGCCTCGATCCACATCGAGTGGCGCATGTTTGGCGGGATCACGTTACCAACGAAGGTGTTCGTTACGATGTCGGCCATGCCTTCTGGCTTCGTTGGGCTGTGAGTAGGATCGTAGCCCTTCACGTTTGCCGCGCCCGCCTCCTCGTAGTGCTTGAGGTCGGCTCCCTTGCCGGATCCCCAGTCGAATACGGTCTTGCCCTTGATGGCCTCGCCGATAGCTTTCGCATGCGACGAAGATCCAGAACGAGCCATAGCCGTACGGCCAGCGTTCGCTACAACCTGCTCCTCAGTGTACTTGCGAGGGTTCCATTCCTTGCTGTATGGCACCGGGCGACCGTACTGCTTTGGAAGCTCAGATAGGGAAGCCTGAGAAGGAGCCTTGCGCAGTGGGATCGTCTTCTTGTCAGGCTCAGCTACGCCGAGAGACTTCGCAGCCGCCTTGCGCATCTGAGTGAGCGTGTCCTCAGAGAATGGAGACTTGTCGGGCGCTGCCTCTGGGGCATTGCCGGCCATGAAATCTCTGACGACATTCTTATCGGCCTGATTGGAGTCGTGCCCACCCTTATACTCAGCCATCATCTTGTTGATGTACGGCATATCGAACTTGAATTGGATCTTCTGCTGCTTAATGAACTTCCCATTCTTGTCCCAGATGCGTCGGTCGGTCAGCAGCTTCTCATAGCCGGGCCAGTTGCGCATACGTTCGAACGGGGGCTTGACGCCACGCTGCTTACATAGCGCATCCAGCTTCTTTAAGTCGCCCTGCCACTCATCGATGAAGATCTCGACTGGAGCGGTGTCGATACGCTCCTGGCGATCCTTGGCATCCAGCTTGTCCCACGCCTCCTTGAGCAGGCGACTCTCAGCGTAGGCCTGTGGGTTCTTGGCTCCCTTCGCTGTTCCCTCGGCGATCTTAGCCGCCATCGTCTTCGCGTCGATCTTCGGGAGATGCTGCTCGCTGAACTGGTCAAAGGCAACCTTCTCAGGGTCGAGGCCGACCTTCTCGCCAGTCTTAGCGCTCCTCCAGTTCTGCTCTTCAGAGTAGTCCTTCCAGTTCTCCATGCGGTTGACTAGCTGGTGCTCCCTGCTAAGGCCAGAATCGTGATACGGAATGACGTAGTCGATATCCTTTGAGGCCAGTAGCGCCTTGATATGCTTATCACTGATCCCGATTGCCTCGACGCCGACATTGTCGTACTTGTCACGCAGTTCATATGCACGCTTCATGTTGCGGATGGACTCGCGCTTATTAAATCTGAGCGAGCCGTCCGGGTTGAAGCCGTCACCCTCGGGGATGACGCTGCAATTGATCATCTCGTTCGTGTCCTTCATGGACTCGACGTACTCGATCTCCTTGGTGTAAGCCTGACCCTTGAGGCCACGCAGAGCCTTGTCCATTACGGCCTGCATCTTGTCGAGTAGATGCGGAACCTCAAAGTCAGACCAAGAGTTGGAGCGAGCGCCAGAGTAGCGGTTCATCTTGTCGATCTGACTCTGCTTCATGCTGAGATACTCGCCCTTGTACTCAGCTCGTCCGATAGGCACCTTGGCGTTCAGGCCAGCAAATGCAGCAGACAGAACAGCGTACTGCTCTGGGTCATCTACGAACATCTTGTTGCGGCCTTCCTGCGTCAGGGCTAGCTTAGCGTTCTCTGCCGTAAGTTGTGCGATCTGGCCCTTGCCCTTGCCAGTCTTAATCTCGTAGCCCTCAATGGCCTTATTGATCGCCGTGTCCATCTTGATGCGACGGGACTCGACGTAGCAAGGTCCGCAGTTAACTTCGTGGCCCTTGTCCTCAAGCATGCGTCGGATCTTCAAGATGTCATCTGCCTCAAGCATCTTGCCGCGCGCCTTCTGGATGGCGTCAACAGTGTCCGACAGCTTATAGCGGCGACGGCACATCGTCGTGTAGTCCTCGCTCACCGGGTAACGAGGATCGCCATTCTTCTTGATGCCAGTGGCACCGTTGAGTGCGACGAAATCGAGCCGATCAGGATCGGCATTGACTGCAGCCGCAACGCTACGGAGGTCAGCCTCAAATGACTGCATCTGCTTTTCCGTAAAGGCCTTGACCTTCTTATTGGCCTTGCGAGCAGCATACATCGTTTCGTTCACGGTACGAGTGGAGTACTTAGCGGGCGCTACCGCCCCTCGCGTCATGACCACGCCATTCTTCTGGACCACGCCCTCGCCCTTAGATCCAGCGTTGAACAGCGGCTCATCAGCGGGAGACTGCTTGCCCATACGAGGCTTCAAGTCCGTCTTCTGAGTCTCCAGAAGCCCCTTCTGCCCAGAGCGCGGCTGCGCAATGTTGCCAGCTCGTTCTAGCATCGACCCAGTAGAGCTGCGTAGAGGCTTCGGGCCTACGCTAGCCTTCGGTTCGATTCCATAGGCCTCGTATCCCTTCGCCTTCATGCCCGCATTCGAAGCTTCGCGCTCGAATGCCTTGCCAGTGCTCATGCTCTCAAAGATGGACTCTGGATCTGGATGAACTGCGCGCAGAGCTGTCGTGAAGAAGTCACTGACCTTCTTGAAGTACTTGCCAATCACGCCCTGTGGCTGCCACTGTGGGTTGGCCTGACGGCGGTTGAAGTACTCACGATAAGCGTCAGAGATAACTTCGTCTACGCCACGGTTGGCTGCCTCTGCAATCGGGCCATACTTCTTCTGTAGAACTGCACGCTCCTTCGGTGTTGCGAAGTGATCCAAGAAGACGTGGCCAAATTCGTGAGGGATCGAACCCTTGCGAACGACTTCGATGATTGCTTCCTTGTCGAGGACAGTCTTGAGCCCCTCTGCGACCATCTTGCCAGCGCGCACGCCTTCGATCGCCCCTGGGGAGTACTCTCCAGCAAGAGTACTTGGGTCGACCTCGATGCGATCCTTCGGGATGATGCGGATGTTTCCGCCTGGAGTCTCAATGACGAGCGACCCGTCCGTCTCATCGACGTAGGCGCTCTTCTTGAAGTTGTCAGGCAGGCTTCTGATGATCTGCGTCGGAGTTACGAGCGGACGACGAGACTCTACGAGGTCGGAGAGCGCGTGCTCCTTAACGTTGAGTTCAAACTGACCGTTCTCTAGCCAGCGTCCCTCTCCACGAGCAGCTAGGCGATCACGCATCGCGATAGCAGCCTTGGTGACGATACCTTCCGACACGCCGACCTTGTTAGAGCTTGGGAAGATGATCTTGTCGGCACCGTTGGCCTCGGCGAATTCACGTACGGCCTGGATCATCGCTGCGGAGTTCTCTCCCTCGCCCTTGTCTAGGTGCCACATCTCCACCTTTCCCTTGCGCAGGCGAACGGACACGGACTCTCCGTCCGGGCCATGGAGTTTGGACTTTCCTAGGTTGCCCTCCTCGACTCCGAATCCCCCAGGCAGGTAAGGTAGTTTGTCGCTATCTACGAGGTAACTCTTCGCAGTATCGCCAGCCTTACGAAGAGCCTGTTTGATGCCGCCCATAACCTTGGTAGCGGGTTCTGCCCTGAACGGCCCCTCGACTTTTGGGGGCATCCTCAGCTCAGGCTTCTCCTTCGTCTTCTGGTAGTCCTCGGCCAGGGAGTACTGCTTGCCCCCTCCTTCGACAAATTCCTTCTTAACCGATGGCCTTACTCTGCTTGGGGTTCCATCGGAGTCGATCGAGGTGATCATGGATCCGTCTGGGTGGACATATCCAATACGGTTGCCATGAATATCTTTAGCGTCTGGGTTGGGCGCAGTCTCACGGGCCAGCTTAGCGGCTGCTGCGAAGTCACGCTTGTTCACCAGGGCCTTGATCTGGTCTACCTGTTCTGGGGTGCGTGCGGTCCTAGGAGCCGTCTTTGCTTCAGGCGCAGTCTCCGGGGCCACCTCGGCCACTGGAGTAGCTTCTGGGGCCGCCTGGGCCTCCACGGGGGCCTTCTTCGGAGTCTTCTTGCCTGTCTTTTCGGCCCGAACCTTATCGTAGGCAGCCTCAGCTTGTTCACGAGTCGTCTCAATACCCTCGCGAGCCTGGGTAGCCTGGATGGTCGAGGACATCATGTCCTTGCGCTGCCCCTCGTCGGCCAGAATCTTCTTGACGTTTACCCTCTTGCTCTTCTTGGTCGGAGCCGGCGCTGGAGCTTCAGGTGGGGCTGGTGGCGGATCAGGAGCAGGCGGCTCGGAAGCCTTCCGCTCGATTACCGCGTCTACGGCCTTGATGTCTGCCTGGAGATTGGCTGCGTCAACCGGATGCTCTTCGGTCTTAGCGGCAGCCTCTAGTTGATCACGAAGGCGCGCGAGAGCCGGTAGATCGAGGGCGTCGAGGCCCTTGCTTTGAGTCTCGGCGAATTTCCCTTCGATCCCCGTTGGTCCCGTTGGCTGCTCGGCCTTCGGCTCGACCAGAGCCTTCCCCTTCTGCTCACGATAACGCTTCAGAGAGTCCTGAAGGAGAGGCTCAAAGGTGGCCTGATCAACGTGCCTCTTGATGAGTCGTGCGCGGATTGCCCCTGCGTTCCCCTGGCTCTCTGCCACGAGGGCATCCATGGCGGCCTGAGGAGACGTAGACATTCCAGATCCAGCGATAGCGCCAGCCGTCGCGTTCTGCTTCGCGTTCTCACGCTCGGCAACGATAGCCTTAACGGCACGATCACGCGCGATAGCTCGCATGATCTTAGAACCAGCCTCGTCCTGTGGGATTGGAACGTCCTCTACGACTCCAGTATCCTTGTTCTTCTTTCTCTGGGTAAGCTTACCAGTCCTCCACTCCTCAACGGTACGGTCGTACTCTGGGTGGAAGTCCTGCTCATTACGACCGATCCCGAGATCCTTCGCACGCTGCTCGCCCTTCGACACTTCAGGCTCAGGCACACCAGCTTCCTTCATCGTCTTCGTAACATCAGCTAGAGGCGTGTGAGGAGTCTGCTGGAACGGATCGGCTGCGGCAACTTCGGCGGCATTGCGCTCAGGAGCACCAGGGACTACACGCGGAGACTCGCCACGTACTTCAGGCGCAAGCATGCCAAGAAGCTGTGCCTGCTCTTCTGGCGTGAACCCTCCTAATCCTCCACGCTCAGTCTTGCTCTGCCATGGATCTGGAGCCATCAACTGAGACTGCTGCTCAGGTGTTAGCTGGATAGGCGGCTCAGAGTAAGGAGCCTGCAGTGGCTCGCCCCACTTGATCCCCTTCGCAGCTTCAGCGTTCGCGATGTTGTCTGCGATGCCTAGGTCTTCTCTTTGGCGAGCCTTGGCCATCTGAGTCTCGTAGGCCTTCATCGCAGGCTCTAGGGCCTCAGATGGATCCATGCCGTATGCCTTCGCATAGGCCTTTACCATCTTCTCTAGGCCAGGGTTCTGCTCGTACTTGTCGAGTAGGTCTAGCTCTGCTTGGGCCTTCTGCTCAGCAATCTGAGCCTTACGCTGCTTGAGAGTCTCCACTGCAGACGGAGGCGGTGCCTGGTCGGCCTGTTGCGTTGCTGCTAGCCCTTCGTTGAGGGGCGCTTCCATCGCAGCCTGATCGAACTCAGTCGCAGGACGACCAGCAAATGGATCGAGGCCAGCCCTTGCAGCGAGAAGCTGCTCTGGGCTACCAGCCATAGCTCCAGTGATGCTCTTTGGATCGACGCCCTGTGTTGCGGCTAGCTGCTCAACAATGAAGCCAACGTCTGGGCTTGCGTTGATCTGCTTCCAGTTCGCAGGGTCTAGGCTGTCGCGCCCCTGAAACAGCTCTGCGTCGGTAGCCATCCCCGGTCGTCCACTTTCCGGCGGGAGATAGCCCTCATTGACTGGAGCTTTACTCCCACTTACGGCTCTGGCTAGCTTGGCCCCTAGTCTTTCTCCAGCCGCACCCATGCGCTTTCGAATTGCATATCCTAGCGCTAGTCCCATGTATGGGCTACCCGTCAGTGCGGTTCCGGTCGCAGCTCCCCCAGCATAGCCCGCCACCTCGCCGGCCATCTTTCCAGCCTTAGGCAGGAAGGACGAGGCTTCCGATGTGGCCTGCGCAGATACAGGCTTTTCACCAACCGTCTCTACCCTCATCCCCGTTAGATTTGGATCCGGCGTACCTTCTGTGGCTACTGGCTTGTTGGACTTGTAAGCCTCTAGGGCCTTCGATACTACGTCCTTTGCACCATTAACTACGTCGCCCTGTGGCCCTACTCCCTCAGCTAGATGCTTACCAGAGTGAAGGGCGAAATATGCATCGGTGCCGGACCCCACGATGGCAGGCAGCGCCTTCTTCAGGTCGCCCTCAGCCAATGCCTCGCCAGCCTGTCCTCCCTGCTCGGCAGCTCCCATTGCCATAGTTGGAGTGAAGTAGCCAGAGATCGCCTTATTGGCAGCAGAAGCCGTCTTACCCGATGCTACGCGACCCTTTAGAAATGCTTTTGTCCTAGGATCAGCGGCAGAGAAAATCTCAGACAGAGGGCCGGCAGTAGAGGCTTCAGTCTTCTTGATTCCCTCTAGAGTCTTGGCAGCATTTGCTCCCCTAGCCGCCTCAGCACCAGAGAATCCCATAGCCAACATCGTGGGATCTCCACCGGCCATGGCTACGCCAAGATCAAAAGGCTTAGACGCAGCCTGCTCAAAAGAATTCATCCATGGATTCTGCTCGGCGATAGACTCCTGCACCTCAGTAGGAGATCCAGCCTCTGACTGAGGATCGAGGGCATGCACGTTTAGCCCGATGGAAGCGCGCAATCCACGGTTGACAGCCTCTGGGAGGCTCTTCGGAGCATCAGTCCTAGCCCATTCGTTCAAGCGAGTTTGAGCGCCACCACGACCAAGCTGATAGATAGGACTACCGTTGGGATCAAGACGAGTTCCAGTAACGGCCTCCATGAGGCCTCGGCGTTCTCCAGCCACCGGCTTGATATTTCTCCCGCCGGTCTGAATGGAATCGAGCACCCTGCCAAGTACGTCCGCAGGGATACCCATCGTGTCGCCTACAGCTCCGACTGTGGTGCCAGACGCAGCCCTTACCGCATCGAGAGTTGGACTACCAGTTGATGGAGCAGGCTCAGATGTACTAGGAGCGTTCAGCCACGGAGAATTCTTGACCCCAGACGCAGCATCTCCAAGTTGGGCCATCATTCTCGTCCCAAGGCCAACTTCAGACTTTTGCTTCATGGCGTCTTGGAATTTGGCCATGGCGATCGGCTGAGTCTGAATGGACTTCTCTAGGTCATCATCGTCCCAAGAATCAAACTCGCCTGGGAATACTTCCCTGATCTGCTTTGCTAGGATGCCCATTACTTGCGTCCCCCAACACTGACTACCCCAAGAGAGTTCTTACCTTGCAGTGATTCCTTGCCCATCTTCAGCTTCCACCCAGCACTGTCGTGGTTATAGTTCCAGTTGCCACCAAACATCGGCGTGTCTTGAACCGATGGCACACCAAAGGCGCTCTTCCACACCTCTTCTTGGGCGTCTGCTCGCTGCTCGATAGCGGCCTTGAAGCTGTCAATGATAGCTTGACGCTCTGCTGGTGCAGTAGTCGTATCCCTTAGAATGGCGAATGCCCTATTGTCCTCGTTTGTAGGCGCTCCACCCTTCAATGTCGCAATGTACTCATTGATGACCGTGTTGGCCAAAGCCTCATAGGCACGCAGTGGACCCTTCTTGCCGGCACGGGTGAATCTCTGATCTAGCGAGTTGATAGTCTGCCAGTCGCTGTTGGCCAAATGCTTATTGATCTCATCGGATGCGGACTGCAATTCGTCCAAGTGCCCCGCGAACTGGTTGATTCTTGTGATCTGTCCACCACGGCTGCTCTGGGAGCCCTTAACGACGTCCTTGCGCAGGGCCTCCCTTTCTCCCACAACCTGCATATTAAGCTTGGGGTTATACTTCCAAGCCATCTGCTGTAGAAGGTTTACGTTGGTTCCAGCCCTCGGCCGAATGCCACGACCCTCAGTGAAGGCCACAACCATGTCGCGATACTGCTGAGGGATCGTACTCGGATCGCCCGGAACGATACTATCCAGCATGGCATTATCGGCGGCATCCTTCTCGGCCTTAATGTCTGATGGAGACTTCTTGTTCATCATTGCGCTGAGTCGAGCATTGGCCATACGCTCCTGAGACGCGAGGCGCTCATCGGCCTGGAGGTCGGCCATGTGCTGTCGATATAGACCCATGATCGTAGCTGGAACCACATCTTCGTAGTGGCCCAGGCCTAGCTTGTCCAAGGACGCTGTCAGCTCAGGAGTAGCAACTACTACCTGCCCGCTATCGATGCGTTCACGCTTCTTCTGAGCCTCAGCCTGCTGTCCTCCCCAGTCGGCAATCCCCGTCGACTTTCCAAACTGCTTCGTGCGAACGAGCTTCTTCTTAGTGATGGTTCCGGCCGGAATTTCCTTTCCAGTCGTGGGATCTAATCCCGGAGGCCCGGCCAGCTCTTCCGTGTAGTCCTGGGTGAACTCCGGGATTTTCATCGCCTCTTCTACAGGCAGAACCCTGGCGTTCTCTTCGAACTGCTTCGCCAGCATCGCATCCGTCTTGTCCTGACGGTCTTCCTTCATCCATTGATGCTGCTGAGCCTGCTGAGCCATCATCTCTGCGCGGATCTTGTTCTCCTGCGCCTGCTCAGCTTCGAACTTCTTCTGCTTCTGGTATTCCTGATAGTAGCCGAGAACCTGCCCTAGGCCCCTGTTGATGGCATCACCAGCAACCGACCAAGTGCTTCCGTAGTTTGGAGCGCGGCCCGCTTCAATTACATTCGTCGGCATAGCTACCTCTTACTGTCCACCATACTGGAATGTCTTGAAGGCCCCAGAGGCCTGAGGGAATAGCTGCGGGAAGCGCTGAGCAAAGACGCTAGAAAGGCCCTTCCCCATCATCATTCCGCGCTGCATTACTGGTGCTGGTGCCGAAGCCGTTACGGCGTCCATCGTAGCCTGTGGGTCACCTAGGATCCCAATAGGCATGGCCTGGGTATCTACCCCAAGATTACTCATGGGGTCGATAGGCGCAGGAGCCACTACTGGAGGAGGAGCGGCTGCCCTCTTAGCAGCATCGGCCGCACTCTTCGCAGCGAACGCCTGCCCCAGAAGGGCTCCTAGCCCCTGCAGGCCCGATCCCATGGCTCCCCAGGTACTTCCAGCGGTCGTAGATGGAGCTTGGCTTCCGATGATGTTCGTAGGCATTAGACCACCACTTCCTTGTTAACCGGGCTACCAGCGCGAAGGGCAGCCAGCATCGTTCCGTAGTCTGGCCCGCCGGTCGTGGTGCCGCCGCCCCTGGAGTTCTGGGTCTGCTTTGTATTCGTACGCTGATACAGATTCTTCAGTACGCTCGTTAGGTCGCCGAATGCCTGTCTACGATTATCCTGAGACTTCTGCCCAATCGCATTGTTGTTAGCCAGCCTCTGCGCGTTGAGAGCCTGGGTGGCCCCAACCTTCATCATGCTGGGGTTGACTCCCATTCGAGCCGCCTGATTGTTGATCGTGCGATTAACGTTCTGACCCTGTGATGCTAGATCTCGCTCTGCGGCAGCCTTCTGCTCGGCTAGAAGGTTGTTCACCTCAAAAGGAGCATTGCGAGCAGCCGTCAGGACATCCCCGGCCGCAGCATTCCCCTCAGGACCAAAGTCCATCGACTGCGTAGAGTCGGAGTTGGAGTTCTGCCAGCTAGAGTTGGTCGTTGTCTGTGGTCCAGAAGCTCCTGCCATAATGCTGCTCAGGGAACCAGTGATCTGGTCCTGATAGGCTTTATTGGTAGCGTAGTTCTCATCAACTACGGCCTGGATAGCAGCCTTCCTGGCCGCATCCGCCTTCTCCTGGGCTGACATTGCCTTGTGCTGTCCGATGGCGTTCATCCCCATTCCAACGAGGCTTACTGCGGCTGGAACTGCGACTGCTGGCATGTGTTACTCCTTTGAGGCGTCCCAATAATAAAGGGTACCATCGACCTTCTTGCCACCGAACCAGTGGGCAAACTTCTTTAGAACGGGAGTGGAATCAAGCACTACCGTGTATACGCAGGCGATGTTGGAGGCCTTAATCATGGCCTTCATGTGCTCTGCCATCCTTCTCAAGATGGTCATAGACTTACGGTAGTCTTCTCTGACCCAGAAGGGCTCAATGTGGACCATGGCAAACATCGTCCAGGTGGCTACGACCTCTCCCTGCTCATTGAATGCAGCCAGGATTCTGGAGTTCCCCGCCTCATATACGTCAGACCCAGGCACTTCTCTAGGAGCTAAGTGGAACTCGTCCGGCTCAAGTTCTCGATAGGTGATCATCTAGAATGTCTTCCAGTCTCGACGGATCCAATCCATGGTCCAATGGGCAACAGTAGTAGCTCCATATTGGTCTAGCTGCAGATTGAAGTGATGCACCGTCATGGTCTTAGTGTATGTCCCTACCTGGAACCATACTTCTCCGTCCAACGACCCCCACACCGACCAGACAGACCCAGTCCTCTGAAGATGGATATATGAGACATGCAGCGCTGCTACGGCCTGACTGGATCGATTGTATGTCCAGCTACTGCTATCCTTCGTTGCCAGTCTGAACCCCCATCCTCCATAGTACTGAGCGTATGCCATAACGGCATCGCTTTCATCGCTGTCATAGGCTATCAACCTAACGTTCTGATAGCTAGTAAATGGAGTGATGCCAAACTTCCACGTCAGAGAAAAGTCTCCAGCGGGGGCGTACGCCTGGGAGATTTCCCACGTAGCGTTTCCGGGCAGCTTCAGCGTAATCCTAGACGATGGAGAATTATAGGCAATCACCGGAGATCCAGTGTTGATCGTAACGCTCCATTTGGCGTCTAGGCTGCTACCCGTAAACTCGTCATCCTGGGTATTAGGAGATCCAGGAGGAGTGTCGGGACTCCACAAGCTAGACCCTCCAGATGCGGCCACCGTAACGTTTACTCGGTCGTTGCCCGCGTCATCGGCCACCGTTAGCGTTACGTTAGATCCCTCTACTAGGTTTACATTCTTTCGGGTACCTACAAGTGATCCGGCCTTAGAGACTTGGATCTTCTGCGCATCGGCCAACAACCCCGAAAGCCCCGTTACTCCGATTTCGTCTGCCCCACCATCCTGATGAGACGAGGCGTGTGATGCAGGAGTTCCTGCCGCCGCTGGCTTCCAAGTAGACGTAGCTGACTCGTATGCCAGCACATTAGTGTTGGCTGCGCCAGCAGTATCAACGTCAGTCAGATCGTTTAGAGCGCTAGCTCCACCGCCGCCACCAGTGCTCCATACCACGCCACCAGCTCCATTGGGGGCCAGCCTCTTACTTGTGTCCGTCTCGGAGGCACTCATCGCCGTGATAGGGTGAGCCGGGAAGTCGCTTCGCCCACTAAGAGAATTGTGAACTGTTGCGCTCCCAGACTGAGTTATCTGAATCCCCTTGGCGTGGATGAGGGTCACTGCCACGATCCGCGACTTATGCGTTCCTGCATATGTAGATTTACAGTGAAGCGTCAACTTCGCAATCGGCACTACCTCTTCGAATGGCAACGTGCCCCAGGATAGAGTTAGGTAGTCCTCCCCCTGAGCTGACGCCAATGTTGCATGGGTAGCTTGTCCTGGAATCCACGCGAACTGTTTGGCAGCAACGTTGCATGGATGCGCCGCCAGGAACACGTTCATATAGTTCCCGCTGGATAGCCCGTCCATCTCCGTGAGCTGCCAAGCTCCACCAGTTAGCTGGTTCCACTTCGGGTATGTTGTCCCGCTGATGAACGGGAAGGTTGGAGTGTCATCCCAGACCCATTCTCCCGTGGCTCCAGTACGGTACATGACATGGTATGGACCGCCATCAGATACGGCAGACAGGGTTCTAACTACGTCCTCGTCGGCGATGATTGCCGAAGCTACAGCGGGCGTAATCGCCGCATCGGAGTCAGTATCCAGCGTGTACCCAGTGATTGCTGCTCCTGAGATTAACTCCGTCCCCTCAGTGAAGTGGTGAGTATAATGCTCCCAGATATCCCTCTCGGCACCATGGGCTTCGAAGTAGGAGATCCCATCAGAGAGCGTATTGGAATAATAGACCGCAGCTACTGGAATAACCGTGCGGTCCAAGATGGACCATGGGGTGGCCACGGCACTTACGGACAATACTCCGCTTGCATTGTAGTAGAAGTAGTACATGCCCGTAGATGTGCCATGCCCAGTCCCAGCGGTTTCTGTGGTCTTGACATACTTCACGCCATCAATCCAGATGGTGAAGTTCGCACCGGTTGGAGTAACCGTGATCTTGCGAGTAGTCTTGTCGTAAGAGATCGTTACCAGGGCCGATCCATCGGTAGCCCTCTTGAATCCATGCTTCCTCTGGTAAAGATCGTGGTCATCATCGCCTAATCCCGTTAGGGCCAATCCATGATCCAGAGTGCCGCAGTTCGCAGCATTCTGGTGCGTGTGATCTGGCACCTCAGAAGCTAGCCCCCCAGACGCCTCTTCTTTTAGGTATTGAGTATGGTCATCATCCAGGAGTCCGGCGATATCACTGCCGTGATCGATCTGCCTAGGCTCGCCATAGTTGGAGCTGGCATTCCAGAATACAACATCCTTATCAACAAGAGTCTCTCTATTGATATTGGAAAGCTCATACATGGACGGCAGTACAGTGATGTTTACTGCAACATCAAAAATACCGCCACCATGCCCGTACGATACGGTGCCGATCATCACCTGTGGCGTGGGGGCTACCGGACGAGTATTGGTTAGCACCCCACCAAGCTTGGCCCAGAGAGTGTCTCCTACGGCCCATGTGTCTCCGCTGGTCTGCGTCATAGACCTAAGTAGGCCCTTGCGCAATACCCATACCTTTTGCCCAACTGTAGAGTCGGACATCGTAACGCCGGCAATTTTGTGGCCGTTGGATAGCCCTGGCTTTTCTGCTGCGCCTGACCATACCTGGATAGTGGGAGTAGCCCCTCCCGATCCGCCATGCTGGACGACAGTTCCCCTTAGGATCACTTACGGCCTCCATCCGGCAAAGATATACTCTGGCGTTCCAGCGCCCACTCTTCCTTGCCAACGATAATTAGTTCCACCATTTGGAGATGTTCCAAGCGCGGTATACCTAGCGGATGTTCCTATATTCAGAGCTGTGACGCCGCTGAAGTATGGAACCCCGGAGACATCGTATGGGTTTACGGTCTGGTTGCTGAAGACATGATCGGGCCAGTTGCTCTGAGTGATTCCGAAGGCCGTGTATAGCGGGATAGAGTAGCTGGGGAAACTGTTAGCATCAACTCCATGGATAACCGTGCCGCCAGCAAGAATAAAATCCCTCACGGAATTATTTCCAGTTGTAATGTAGTCTGGGCCTGGGGCAATCTCTAGGTAATTAAGGCCGTTATAGATGAATACGTCATGAGTGCTCACAGATAGCGGCGTTGTTTTATTGCTAGCATTCCTATCCGTGATGGTATGACCCTGCGAGGCTAGCCAAGCCTTAAAGGTTGGGTCAATGCTCACATCGAACAAGATACGCTTAGCACCAGCCCCGGCCATTGCGGTAATGACATTCGTAGTAAGCGCCTGTATCGATGCTGCCTGCGCCTCATAGGATTCTGATCCTGGAGGCCAGTGTGTCCAGAAAAGATTGTCCCCAATTCCGAATAGGCCACCGGGCTGCTCGGAGTTCTGAGCTAAGAACGCCTCCCAACCTAGGGCCAACTTAACGTCTGTCATGCTATACCCCGCTTGCCACGTAGGCTACCAACGTGCCCTCTAAAGTGTCCCAGGACATTAGGCCTTCGCCCGCAGCATAATCAACCCCAGCCTCAACAGCGGAATTCCATTCTACCCTAGATGGGTTGTCGATTACTGACTTCGTAGGCTCAGTATTGAACTGCACTCTTTCTAGCCCGTCGACTCTGGCTTCATCGTTCACATCATCCCCGGCCATATGGATAGCACGCGGATTATCAATGCGTCCTTCCCCTGTGCCAGAGACAGACATGTCGATGTGCTTAACGCCTGTTATCTCTCCATCTCCGGTCATGTAAATGGTACGAGCCTGATCGATGATGGCGTGTCCGACTCCACCAGTAAAGACTAGATCCTTAACGTCTCCGATAGCATTGCCGCCCATATCGAGGTCGCCCAGCATGTCCTGGGCTCCAGACCTAGCGAGCTTCTCGCTATCCAGCTCTTCAATGGCAGCCTTAACATTGACAGCAGATACATATCCAGACCCAACATGCGTAATCTGGTCAGATGGGTGCGTGTGTGGTCCTGGGGTGCCTCCAGAGGCCACCGACCAGCTACCATCCTCCCTGAGGAACTTCGTGGTCCCAGGGGTGACTCCGGGGTCGGGAACGTAGCCATGCATGTGGGCAGGGCCACTGCCACGGAAGACGTCATTGGGGTCTAGGTAGGTGGGAGTCTTGCCAAGGCGCACTACGGCCCCCTGAAGCTCCTCTACGGCCTTCGGAGAGGGCATGGCGGCCTTGGCGTCGGCCAGGGCCTTCTTTAGCTCCCGGATTTCGTCATTCAACTCCCGGATTGAAACCTTGACGTCCAGCGATGCTTCCTGTGGAACGCGTGCCATTACTGATCACTCCTCTGGTCCGTATCTCCTACGCTTAGCTCGGTCCAGTTGCCGGTAGACTGGTGGCGAACGCGAACCATGTATGTCTCAAATCCATGGAAGCCTTCAGAGCTGGCGTAGGAAGTACGCAACTTGACGGCCAGCCTGCGGCCCTTCGTGTCCCTTGGCAAGATGACCGTGTAGACGTCTCTAACATCTGGGTCGACCACAACAGTTTCGGTGCAGTGGAGATGGCCGTTCTTATAGATGTCCAGATACAAATTATGCAAGCTCTGGATCTCCAACTCTACCTGATTGATCCAGGCCAAGTCGCCACCGTTGGGTGGGATGATATTACCAAGGTCCATCGAGTACACATGCTGAGGACGGGCATTGTAGGTAACCCCGAAGCCATGGAACGACAATGCGCTCATGGCCCCAAAGATCTCTACCTGCACCCTCATAAATGGACCCAAGTCCAGGATGTCTGCCCTCCAGATGCCCTCTCGCATCATCGAGTACGAGAGTGTTTTGTTAGGAGCAGCAGGGAACTCGGTCGCATCGGTGTACAGATTAACGGTTCCTACGGACCCTCCAGTCTTACCGTGAATCTGAAGGTCGGCAGGATCCTTTCGAGTCAACGGAGAATCGCCTTCGATATACGGAGATAGCATCTCAATGTAGATGTCGCTCCCACTATCAAGCTCTCCGTCCTCAATCTTGATCACGTTTCCTTCGTAGCTGCCGGCGATCAGGCCCCCATCGTATTCGCGATGAAGCGACATGATGGTGTTTACCCCATACGTGAAGCGGCACCATTCGTCTCCGTAGAACTTCCACAGGGACGTAGATGCAGTTTCGAATACCGACTCCTTAGCGTACGGGGAACTGCAGTATAGGAATAGCTTGCTCCCAGGGGTAGCTGTCAGCGTCAGAATGCCAGAGCTGGTATCGATCGTGGCAACCACGGAAGGGTGCGCTGAGGCAACCTGATAGTCTCCAGCAACTCCTCCCGTGCCATTGATAGCGTGCATCATGTTGGTCCACGAGATGTCAGCGTCGTTACCGATCAGCACTTCTCCGTTGGCATTCACCTCGTTTGTTACGAAGCGATACGTACGGCTGTCGATGATGACCTTGTCGCCATTTCTAGGGTTCGTCGTCTCATAGCTGATCGTAGCGATAGGGTTGGAACCCTCAGGGGCCAGCATATAAAGGTTGTGGTCGTCCATCTCATAACGGAATCGACCGTTCTTGGTATCTAGCGCCGATACTCCATAGCGATCGTAACCCTTCCAGAGCATACTGGTTCCAGCGAACGGTACCGGCTCTCCGCTAGCTCCCGTGAATACCATGGGTCCGTCTGCGGCACGGTAGTACACGCTATTCCCGTCTACGGTCACAGAGCTGTCTACGGGCGGGTTAGCCACACTGAGAGGATCTGGGTAGAGATCGGCCAAGAGATTGTCTTCTAGCACGTCTCCACTGCCGGCAATGCGTACGATGTCCTTGCTCATGCCAACGAAGATGCCAGAGGACGTCTTGACGCACCACTTTGGCTCACCATACATGCGCAGATCGATCGTCTGATAGAGGCTAAAGCTGGACGGAGAACGCTGCGAGGATGGGTAAAGCCACCCCTCCTTCGTAAGGGCGAAGATCCTCTTGTTCCATGGCCCCGCCACAGAGATGATGTTGTCTGGAGGCCCTACGGACCCAGCTTCGTACACCTCATTCTCGATGAGCGCCTCAAGCTCGCTCTTGTAGATCTTGGCCACCAGATCTGGCGTCTCATCCGACTCATTGGTCGTCTCTGAAAACGCATACGAAGACAGTCTTGCCCACTCGCCTGGGTCATCTAGAAGATTTGGTTCTGAGATGTCATCGATCGTCATCCCGCCGCCAGGAGAAGCTGGTAGAATCGCCACGCGATAGTAGGTGTCTAGCCATCCGCCATATAGGTAGACCCATACCTGATTGACCTGGGAGTCCTTCAGGTTCATCGTTGCGGCCGGGACAGTGAACTGCAGCGTCTGCTGCTGGAGTACGATCGACTTAGAGATCGGGGACATCGGGGACAGCTCTGTGTAGACCTCCGCGCCACCTCGATCCATGAACTTGCGAGCGAATCGGTATCCTACCTGGAATGACCCAGTCAGAGCCCTATTGCCTCCACCGGTCCAGATGGCATCGTCAAGGTAGATCTTCTCTGTAGCGCCTGGGATGCATGTGTAGACCACCTTGAACCCACGAATAGTCTTCCAGTCACGTCCAGGCGTTCCCCCAACACGATTGAACTGACCGCGAGTCACAGTTAGGTGGCCCCAGGCTGGAGATGCTGCCGAAGTATCGGCCCTCTCCCTGGAGCGCGATCCGGCGAACCTGCCAAGCGCACGTAGCACCTTCCCCGCGTCCGAAGGGCTCTTTACGCGCGTGATGTCCTGAGGCGTCAGCACCGATAGCAGCTTCGTATTCGAGATCCCATAGGCGGCAGCCGCATTTGACGCCGCATCCTTGATGTCTACCGTGCCGGTATTCCTAATGTTGAAGTCGAAGTAGTAGTAGTCGTCCAGGAATGGGTCAGCACCGGTCGACATACCAAACATGATGGTGACCTTGTCGACCTTGCGCGGCTCTTCTAGGTGGACTCGAATGTCGAAGAGGTCCGTCTGACCTCCGATATTCCCCAGGAAGTTGAGGAAGTCTTCATTAGTCGTCCACTTCTTCTGGACCGCAGCGCGGCCAGAGCCTGGGTCTGGAGTAAGCTCCATGGCACCATTAGGAACCGATCCATCGTAGTTGTCACGGTAGATGCCAGTCCCCTCTTTGACTTCTACGGCCGGACTCTCCGTGCTACTGAAGTCGCAGGCCGCAAAAGTGATGGCGTCAATAGCGCTGAGGATAGGAGCTGACGCTGGAGCCGCTATGCCCCAGTTATTGAGCGTCTCGCCGTCCCACTTCTTCTTGTCGGTTCCACGCGCCATGAAGCACTGATACGAATCGTCGGCAAACATCATGTCGCCAGTTCCGTCGAAGCCGACCATCTGACGTTCGCCGTTGATGTACAGGCTGTCGCCAGCGCCCGCGATCCTGTACATATTCCCCTGCAGTTCTGCCGTATAGAGGGAATGCACAGGACCATCGAGGCCAGAGTAGAGCGCAGAGCTTCCCCTGCGCATCCTACGAGCACCAATCTCGTCAGGGATGGTGTTGTCGGCCCTTAGGAGCACTCCATCAGGGCCGTTCACCTCGTCTGCGTCAGGTACCCACTTCCATGAAGAAGATCGCTTCCAGATGTTCGCCATCTAGGCCCCCTTATACGTTGGCGAGAGCTTCGACGGTCTGAGTCACTCCATCGTCAGAGACTGCTCGGTCGAAGATCGCGTTGCCGGCAGAGTCGTACCACGTCTGAGCAGACGCTGTCTGGTCGATCTTGTTCGCGAAGCGCTGGAAGACAAGCTGCAGCATCTCTCCATACCCAGCCGTTGGTCCAGGAACTGACGCCAGCTCAGCGGCAGGAGACAGATTCCATGGACGAGCACCCGCGCCCAGAGCGTAGATGGTCGTGTTGTTTGGGATTGTGCTCCATGAGGAGTCTACCGTGGCCTCGCGCTGGCCTCCATTGTAAGAAACCACCACGCGGGCCTGCCCTGCCCCATCTCCATCCAGGGTCACTACGACGCATCCGTTGTAGTAGTTGTCCGTAGGAGACGCATTGGAGTCAAGCTTGATCTTCACCCCACTCGGAGAAGACTGAGTCTGGGCGTATCCAACACGCAGCCACATGGACGAGAGCACGGCATTGATGTCGTTTCCGTTGCCGGTACTGGTAGCGATGATTCCGTCTCCGTCACCGTTGCCGATGGCCGTGATGGCGTCAGCATTCGTTGGACCCTGCGAAGCGTCGATGTCCAGCTCGCTTAGGCGCATAGCAGTACGAACCTGTATGTGCTGATCCCTGAAGGATGCACCAGAAGCGTCATGGATTACTAGGTCCAGCATCTCGCACTGCATTTCTGCTGCGCTTAGCGTTAGCTTATACAAGTAGGTTGAAACCTGCGTCGGAGCGTTATCTGACGTGCTGTCATAAACTCCGTCCTTGTAGATCAAGCAGTCAGCCTGTACAGGGGCCGTACTCGTGTAGAACAAGTCAGACGACGAGCCAGATGGAGCCCTCAGCGTGAAGGTAATGGTCTTGGCTACGCCATACTGGCCGTCGAATTGAAGTGTCTGCATGAGATCCTCTTCTAGAGATGCCGCTAGCGGCTCAGTTGCGGTAGTGAAAGTCTTGTCACTACCATAAAGGGTACCACCGCCATTTGCCGTATATACGGCCTTGGCCTTGAAGAAATACGTCCTCTTGAGAGCTAGCCCAGAGACTACAGCAGAGAATGGAGTAGTCCCGTCGTTCGCATAGTTGACAGGAGTAGTTTCATTGGACCACGGAGCAGAAGTCTCTGTGGTTAGGGTGAACGTGGCCTCATCTGTCGAGAACGTCAGTGTTGGGTTCGTGTTGGTCGGGACTACTAGAGTGACGTAGTTGTCGATTGCGCTGATAGCTGCCGTCACGTATGGATGAGCTGCGGCTGCTACGTAGTTGATTCCCTCAACCCCACCATCCTTATTGATGGCGTACTTGAGATTCAACATCGTGGCATCAGCGTTCGTGCCAATCAGTACTTGATATCCACCACCAGGAAGATCGGTTCCTCCACTCATAACTGTCGTAGTCACGGCGGCGCTGGTGTCGGATAGGTCGATCGAGTTTCCGGCAGCTCCACTGCTTAGGGCAGTGATGCTAACGGTGTTTGGACCAGAGTTGTGGACCGCTGACACCCAACTGTTCGCCCCTCCACCCCATGGGAGGTAATCGTTGCCAACTCCTGGCGTTCCACCGCTATTGTTGATGGCCCTGGTTAGGTTCAGGAACGTAGCGTCGGCGTCGGCTCCAATGAGAACGTCTCCGGCCACCTCAACCTGATCTCCGCCGCTTGGGTCGGTAATCGTGAAGCTAGACTCGTCAGACGTGAAGTCAGCGTTTCCGTAATGCCCAGCAGCCAGGGTCGTGAATGTGATCCAATCACTGCCTGCGCTATGAGTCGCAGAGAAGAGAGGATGAGCAGCAGGACCAGCTCCGAAGTTGTAGGCAATGTAATCGTTACCCACCCCAGAGGTACCACCAGAGTTGTTGATGGCACGCGACAGATTCAACATCGTAGCGTCCGCATTTGCCCCGATAAGGACATCTCCCGCGTCCTCTACCTGCGATCCTCCAGTTGGGCTAGTAGGAGTGATCGACGCATCAGTCGTGGATATGGTGATGTTGCCTACCGACCCCACTGATAGAACGGTTAGATTGATCTCGTCGGCCCCGGCATCCTGTGCTGCAGACACGAGCGGATGAGCCGCGTTGTTCCAGGAGATGTAGTCTCCACCCGCTCCCTCTGTCCCACCGCTCTTGTTTATAGCGTGAGCTAGATTGAGCATGGTTGCGTCTGCATTTCCAGCCCTCTTGACGTCTCCAGCCTGAGCCACTGTAGATACGAACGTATATACAGCATCTGGATTGGGCCCGCCAACCGGGATCGTAACCGTCTTTGTGATGGCTGGGTTAGTTCCGTTGATGTAGGCCAACTTACCGCCGGATGCGGCCACTTCATTCTTGAACTTGTAGATCCCAGGAACTCCGCCAGCGGTTGGCAACGTGACAATCTTGCCGTGGGTAGGCTGTGTTCCATTCACGTAGGCGATCTTGCCGCCAGTCGATACCACCTCATTGACAAAGGTGTACGTAGATCCCTCGATCACGATAGTGTCGAGCGGAGAAGGTTGTCCACTGTAGGCGAACTGGCCAGTAGCAGTACTGTTAGTCAGGAACGTGTACGTGATCGCACCAATCGTCAACACCTTGCCGTTGGTTACGTTCACACCATTGTTGTAGTCTACCCTGCGGTACGCTTGGCTATTCCACAGGAATGACACATCTACTCCACTAGGGAGAGAGTTGGCATCGATGGTTCCATTTAGGACAGCCGATACGTGCGATACGGAAGAAGCATCCTCAGAAGTAACTGTCGGCGTAGCAGCCAGCGTAGAAGCCGACACGGTAGAAGACGAGGCGTTCGCTGTCGGCAGATAACCATAGGTGATGCCTCCGTACGACACGTAGGTACCCTGCCCGGCCCAAAGGTTGTTCGATACCGTACGCGACACGTAGATATAGAACTGGTACGAAGTACCGTAGTCTAGGCCAGTGATCGTCTGCGAGATTGCCTGCCATCCAGATCCGCTATATGGCCCGTAGGTGCCATGTAGCGTCCAAGAGACATCGGTCGTCTTCTTGTAGTAGAGGTATGCGGTGCCGGTTGACTCAGTAGTGTTGGGCTTCCACTGCCCATAGAACGCCACCGAAGTTCCATCGACCACTGTGGCCTGCACGTTCTGGAATTCGACAGCCATGGCCACAGACTTGAAAGCCTGCATGCTCGTAACTTCCCAGACTCCGTCGCGACGGATGGCTACCCTATGGGATAGAGAGATGTCGGAGGGGATTGCAATGTCGCAGTAGAAGGTACCGTTGTCGTTGATGGACACACCAACGGTACCCTCAGGTCCATTGCTATTGGTGTACGGGATACCACCCTGTAGCAACTGAACCTGCAGCTTGATATACGTATCCGGGGTTTCACTATACCAAGCTCCATGGTATCGGCATACCTCATTGGTACCCGAGATGTATGGATCTGGCTGGCCCCTGCCGTCTCTCTGAATGCCCATTACTACTCCTTACGCAGGCGTTGCGGTACGGTGGTGGAACACTACTACCGAGAGGGTTCCCGAAGCTACTGTCACAGATACTCCTGTCAGGTTCGCAAGAACAACGGTCACCTCATTGGCTTGCGATACGTGAGCAGACAGGAGAAGGGCACCTGTCCCAATCGAAGTCAGGTCGGCCATCACCTTGTCTCCCAAGGCCGCCCCAGGGGCAGCAATGGTCGTAGAGGCAACGCTACCAGAGGCAATCGTTCCAGGAGCCCAAGTGGCCGCAGGGGCCTCTCCTGCGGGGCCTGCGATAGAGAAACTGGAGATGGAGATCTGGTGGCCGTTGAGTACCCCCCCGCTGGGGTGCGTCTTCGTGGTCGCGTTGACCCCATATTCCAGATCTTCGGCCATAGCCGTCTCGATGATTACTGCCATCACTACCCCCTAAAAGGCCTGGAGTACCCGTAGTCAGCCGGGAAATGCTGCAGGTACCCATCTAGCTGCGTAGAGCGCTTCGACCCCATGGCGATCGTTCTCGCCCTCATCGTAGATCTCACGCGATTCTTAATTAGCTCCACCCCAGAGAAGAACCTCATCTGGAAGTGGTCTGCTAGCTTTTTGTTCTCGCCCTGCCCAGGCGTTGAATAGGCTCTATACATCGCCCACCACTCAACGTACTTCACGGCACGATCTGGAAGTTCAAATGGATGCGTGTCTAGATCTCGTCCCAGCCTAAACAACTCAACGCGGGTTGCATTTTCGTCTGGTACGATCCTGCGAATGAACCCATATTGGTTGCCACTGAAGTGACGCGGAACCACACGCGCGAAACCATACGATCCAATGACGGGCTCATCCTCCATGTCGTAAGAGGTAAGCTGACGTATGCCTCCGACGGTTCCATAGATCTCCTCGCTAGGCACAATGGCCGCCGGCACATTGACTAGGCGAATGTTCTGCCATCCGTCCTGGTCCATCTGATACGAGAAGGTTCCTCCCGGAAGCGTCTGGTAATGGGAGCGAGTCTGACGATGGTACTTCTCGCTTTCAGGCTCTAGCCTTAGCCAGTTGTGCGTAACCCTGTCCACTGCCACGTAGCCATCTGGCAAGCGGCCCAAAGTGCGCGGTGTAGCCGTGTAGCCATCAGCGCTGCTGTTCATGTACTCCGCATCGGTTGGGCGAGTGTGATTGGCGACGATGGCCGTACCGTCTACGAACTCTGCCTCAGAGTCGCGAGTTATCGTGAATCGAGATAGGATCGGCGTATCCATGAAGTCGCGTTCGAAAGGCTTGGTATAGTTGCCAGTCAGCGGACGCGGATCGTACATCTCCATGTCAAAGAGACACTGCGCCTCTCGACACAGGCGATCGTAGCCGTCCTGCAGGAAGTGGCCTAGTTGCTCGCGGCTCCAGACCTCTTCGTCTTCGTCGTCTAGTCGCCTTTGTAGGCGTGCGACAGCCTCTACCTTGGTGATCATCCTAGCGCCTCAGTCCCATCTTGGGAGTCCTATCCCTACGCATCCTGTTCTCACCAACGTCCTTCAGTAGCGGCACCTGGGCCTGAAAGCGCTTGTAGTACTCCAGGCTCTTGTCGATCTCTTTACGCTCACCTAGGAGTTCGTACATCATGTAGTTCTCGATGGCTTCATGGAAGTCGGACGGAAGATCTGGAGAAGACGAGAGCCCCGTCACTAATCCGCCATGAGCAGCTACGTGAGGCATGAGGGCAGAGAAGTAGACCTTCAGTGGGCTGCAATCGTCGCCGGCCACCGGATAGGCCCCGAGATACCAAAGGCCACGCATGAACCACCAGCGAGTCTGGTCGCTACGAGTCTCCCAGTGACGACCAACGGTGTCGTCTAGCTCTCTAACGGTGATGGGATCGAGCCACTTCTGAGAGTTTGGATTCCATACTGAGGTGATCCTAAGCGCCGATGGCGGGAGAGCCCCGCGAAGATCGGTGTAGACTGCCCACTTGCGCCGCTTGACGTAAACGTTGTTCTCATAGATCTCAGTGGCTTCACTGATCTCATCGAGAGCATCGTTGTACGCGCGCACGTAATCGTCAACCGTGAAGAACTTCTCGTCGGGGTCTTCAAGGTTGATCTTGACGCGAGCGATCGTCTGAGCGGCTGTGGACATTACTGGCCGCCCGCGAGAGCCCTATTCCTTGCCGCAAGCTGCTCAGGGGTCGGCTGAGCAGCCCGAGGAGCGCCCTGGGCTAGCGACTGAGTCGACGGTAGGAACCATCGCTTGATCATGTCAAGAATGCCGCCACTCTGGGCTGGGGCCGGGGCTGGAACAGGAGTGGGAACCGGAGTAGGAGATGGAACAGGCATTGGAGCCATCTGGCCTTGGGATGCCAGCTCCCTCAACGCAGCCTGCGTCTCCGGTGAAAGCCCAGATAGCGTGCTATCAGAAACACCAGGAACACCCTGAGGCCTTGCGGCCTGCCCAAGCAGCATATTCGTTAGTCCACCCATTACTTCTTCTCCTTTTTGGGCATCGCCTTAACCACGATCGTGGCGGCAGCCGCCTTCTCTGCTCTATCGCGCTCTCTGCGCGCCTTACTTCTTGGCACGTACGCTTCTCCCCTGGCGGCTCATCCTATCAAAGGCGTCAGCCAGCTTGCTTAACTCTCCGTTTGGCATCTTGTTCTCTACGGCCTCGACACGCTCAGACAATGACTTCTGGCCATTGATCAACCCAGCGTGAGCTAACTCGTTACCCATCTTCATGTCCGAGAAGAGCTTTACCAGCTCGTCAATTTTGGCCCAGGTCGTTGTCTCTTCTTTGTGGACATGATCCGCCAGAGATACTTCTACTCGCGTGATTGCGGCGTGAATCTCTGACGTCTCCTTGGCCCCCACAGCAACATGCGTGTCGTACCTTTTTAGCTCACTCTCTATCGTAGAGAGCCTCGCATCCTGGCTGGCGTTTTCCTTGTCAACCTGAGAGAACTTCTCGTTGATGCGCTTCTCCATGAGCCCTAGGAGAACCTTAATGACCGCCACGAGGGTGGCGAACATTGCAGCTCCGATGGCCGCCATCACATATGGATGGCCAGCCATGTCGGTGGCAAGATCAGCAGCTATGACTGGTTGTAGCAGAAGCATTAGCGGGCCTCACTCTGCTGCTTTTCCACCGCATGCTTCATCTCGATATCCTTCAAGCGCTGGTCGAGCGCACGGATATCGGACTCTTGCCTAGCATTGATGTCCAGCACTACAAGCTGCCGAGCGCCCAAAAAGGCAACTGCGGCCGACAGGAATGCGATGAAGAACCAGATGACTGCGTCAGATGAGACTTTTCTATCATTGCCGTTCATGTCGGCCTCCAGAACTAAGGGTACTATGGCTTAATCTGCTTGGCCGGATCTACTAGGACACTATCCTTCGGCAAGGATAGGCGACCCATCTCGGCCTTTAGGTAGCCCTCGGTGGAGAGCAGCCCAGACATCGAAGACCCCGCCATGCGCTGCTGCTGAGCCTTGATGAGCTTGCCAACCAATCCCAAAATGGCAACAGCACCAAGGACAGCCTTGGTCATAGCCTCGCCGGTCCACTCCCCCGGAGGAAGCCAGCCGATGGTGGTAAGCACGGACGCCAGAAACTGACCGGTGTGCCCATTGTGATAGGCATCGTAAACGCCACACGAGAAGATACCAAGGACGGCGATAACAAGCTTCCAGCCATCCAGAGCCCTCAAAACCTTACCCATACCACTCTCACTTTTCTTGCCCCGGAGATCTTCTACTTTGCCACGCAGCCATCGGAGCGCTAGCGCGCGGACAACCTTATCCTTGAGCCCCATTAGAACCACTCAGAGCAAACCACAGGCTCCAACGTGGAGCACAACCTGCAGCCACCACTGCCCGCGAACTGCATCGGATTACCAGTTGGCATAGAGCATGAGGCACCATTACGAGACTCTACTCTTGTCGTGCCATACAGATAGCGTTCCCTGCATTCTCTGTCAGCATTAGCCTCTGGCCCTAACTCGCAATTCAAGTCTCGCTTCCCAAAGACTGCCTCGCAGAAGTCTGGCTGTCCCTGGACCTTCGGCGTGCAGTCCTTGATATCTGCCGCCGCCCCTCCCCATGGCTTACACGTTAGGAACCAATGCGGGGACTGGTCAACTTCATAGACTCGCAATGGCATTGGAGGCTTGCACTCAGTAGAGGCCACGGGAGCCCTCCATACCGACTCGGTCTTGATGGGAGACTGAATTCTGAACCCGCCATACTCTACTAGATGATAGGCCTCGACTTCGTCTCCATTCCTAACCCCAAGCTTGTCCCCGCGCTCTCCATCATTACGAATCTGGCCGCCGCAGATTGACCTACGGGCTAGAACCTCTCCCAGCCCATCATATAGCGCATCAACGGCTGCCGGCGTGTGCGTAGAAAGGCGATTCCCGTCCTCCTCAAATGCCTCTGGGTGTTCGCTGCGGTAAACATCCAGAGCCCACTGCACCCTCCATGACATGACTCCGGTGGTCGCAGATGGGATCCAGCCCGCTTGGTCGGGTAGACAAAGTACTGGAGGTGGCGGCTTAGGAAGGCATACGGCTCCGGTAGATTCCTGCTTGCACCCATATGGGCAAGCCAGCTCATCGCAAGTCGTCGGGCACTTGCCATCGATTGGAGGCAGGCCATCCGCGCAAGTAGTCTGCGGCATCGTAGTGGTTGTCGTAGTCGTTGTGGTACACGTCTTCTCTGCCTCAGCCTTGGCCTGCTTACACTCCGTAGAGTCTACTCCCATGGCCGCGCAGGCGGCTGCGGCTGCGGATTGCATCTTCTCGCAGTCATTGCAGCCTTTTGCCCCCATAAACAAGACGCCAAGCAAAATGAACGACAGCAGCTTCTTCATAGCACTCCACTCTCTATGGCCTTGGCCATCCTCTCGGCCCTTCCTGGGGTCTGCTGCGCCCATAGGGAGCCTCGAATCCCCTGAGCCGCCTTGGCGTAATCTCCAGCGCGTAGGGCAGCTAGAGTGTTCTTGAACTTCAGTACGCCATCTACACCCATCTGGAAGGCCATGGCCAGTACAACCGTCTGCCTTACTTGGTCAATCCCAGATATCCATGGCAGCTCCTTCTCTAGCTCCTGTCGCTTGGCCTTGATATCGTCGCGCAGAATGGAAAGAGCTTGCTCCTTAGTGATCCCTCCACCCTTGCGCTTATCGATCAGCTTTCCATAGCCAATCGTCCAGTACCCATACTGATCCTGGTAGGCACTGGGCTCAAAGCCCTCTTCTCTCTTGAGTAGATCTTCAATGTCCATACTTCTCTTAGGATAGCCCACTGAAGCTCACCTTCTTGGCGTATGGAACCTGATCTACGAGCCATACCTTTTCGAAGACCTTTCCCTCGTCATCCCCGCGAGGAACGATCTCGCGCTTCTGGTCGGGGTGATCATCAACATTGAAGCGTACAAGATCAAAAGGCAGACGCCTATACGTGCCGTCTGCCTCTCTCAGGAAGATCGCCGTGTACCGATTCCCTGACTGTTCGTAGTTGCTCACTGCGTCACCTTGTTAGACGCTAGTAGCAACGATAGGTCGTAGATCCTCCAGTGGCCTCTAACCTGTGCCCATGGGGCAATGACTCGCGCCATGATCACCTTGAAGGCGTACATGGCTACTCTCGGGTAGAACCACTGCCACCACTGAGGACGCGTCGGCGCGTAACGCAGGCTGGTGCAATGAATGAAGAATGGCTCATCTTCACTACGCTTCGACATCTCAGCCATGCGTTCGCGCTCATACTGCTGCGTAAAGAGATATCCGCACTTATAGCAGTAGTAGAAGTCGTGTCGCTGAAGACTGGGATCCAGCCTATAGAACTCAAGAACCTTACTTTGATGCATTCACAAAACCCCACTTATGGAATACGTCATTCGCCCCAAGCTGTACCTGTGGGGCCTTTCTCTTGTCTGGATAGATCACCTCTACGTCTCCAAGGTGACCAACGATAGCCGATGTGTTGACGTAAAGCTGAAACTCTGGATGTCCCAGTAGCATGACCTGACGACAGAACGATAAATCCTCTCCGTATCCAGCACTGCTCCTGTCGTCTGGAAACCACCCGCGATCTGGATCGAAGTTCTTGCTATTGGCTACGGCCTCGATCAGGCGCCTACTCGTGTAGACAAAGCCAAATCCACATCCGTCGCATGGAGCATACGAATTGGCCGGGTACGTTGCCGAAGCTCGGAAGCTCTGCCTATTGTTGCTCCACGAATAGAAGCAAGCATCGTATGGCCAGTTGCGCTGGTGGTAAACACCGGTCACAAACTCGCTATTGAAGTCTTCGACCGACTTCAGGAGAGTAGGCATGTCATGGATTGTCTGTCGGATGTCAGAATCGACCCACATGATTCCGTTGGCCTTGCTCTCCAGGAGAAACTGAGCAGAGCTGTTTCTGGCATCACTGTAGTTGGAGCGATCGGTTGACGCGTCCCCCATGAATACTACGCCACACGTAGCAGCGGCCATTATGCCCACGCGAAGCTCCTGGGCACACCTTGGGTCTACTGGACCATAGGTTGGTACCGCCGTAATCAACTTCATCTCCTCCATCTTCATGACCGTAACCTCTGTCGCAAGATTTCAAGTTGCTCAACTGTCCTATTGAGCAAGCTCTGATTGGCAAATGGGTGACTCAAGATCCCAGGCTTTTGTGCAATCTCAGCCATAGACTGGATCTCAACGAAGCTTGGTTGGTACTGCCTTCCTATGCTTTCGCACCAATCGAGCCACTTGAATAAATGTCCGTGCTGAGCATATACGGGAACCCAGGGAGTTCGAAAGGCATCGGCCACTACTGCTCCATGTAGCGCTTCCGTTAGCACCTTGGAGGCACATAGGATCTCATCAAGAATCTTACGAACTGGCCAGCGAGGATCTACGAGCTTGATGCCTGCCTCACGCATCTTGTGCGGCAAATCTATGTCAGCCTCTATGGTCGTCCAATGAGGAATGAAGATCACGTTTGGCTCACAGCTAATCGTCTTCGTCAACGGCAGGGTCTGAACCAAGATACCAGGGTCAGTAATCCACGGGACTCCCCCAAGGAGGCCGGACGAGTGAGGCCCGCGAACGAACATGACCTCTACACCGTCCATCTTCGGGATCTCACCGTACCCAACCCCAGATCCGAAGACGATTAGCGGCCTCTCTTCCGGTAGGGGCTCCTTGAGCAGCGTCCCAATCCCGAATAGCAACCCTGGGCGCTCGCTAAAATAGCGAGACAGCCCCAACTCTTGCCAGAGATAGAGGTTCAGCTCATCTCCAAAATTGGTTGAAGCGCCACGATAGATAAACGGTTTCATGCGATTCCAAAGGGCAAGGTCGCGCCCCCGTTAAGGTGAAGGAAGATCGGCCACGACTTCGTCACCGTGTTGTATAGCCTGCGCTTCTTAATTACGACCTCATTCGTCCCTATCCCGATGTGGATCTGATTCAGCTCGCACTTGGTATCGATCCTAAGACCAAGCTCGGACGGCCCGTCTAGGAAAAGGCGAGTCCAGAAGCGCTCTGGAACCTCCCCGGTTGGCTCGGATACCAGGGCCGAGTCGCCCTTGATTGGGAACCTCTCCATCCCCCACTCGATCGCCTTGGCGATATCCTTCCCTAGGCCCGCGAGGGGGCTATTATTGATGTACTGCCAAGGAGAGGCCTCAGGGCCTCTTTTGGCGAAGTAGTCGGCCCTGCGGTCGTCCGGCCAGCAGTTCTTCGCTCCTGCGAGCGTTACGTGGCCCACAAGGGCATCCTTGGCGTGTTGCTGAAGCTCCTTTTTGGTCCCCAGGAGCACCTGATCCCAGGAGTCAATTACGAGCAGCAACCTGTCAGGGAAAAGCAGCCCAGCCTCTCTGGTGGCGATCAATTGTGAAAGCCATGAGAAAGACTTCAGCGGCATGTCGAAGCGCTCAATTCCGGCTTCTTTGAGCTGGTGTTCTAGGTAGGTCTGATAGCCAGCTTTGTGGCTATAGATAAGCACCACAAGGGGATCGATCATAGGGGTCCATTATAGCGCACCCCAAAAATGAAAAGCCCCGAGAGGCAATGCCTCCCAGGGCTTAAGTGCTCGTTTACAGAGCACGGATTCCTATAGGGCGCGGATGAAGACCTTCTTCGCTGCAGACGCCGGGGTCGTACCCGTTGCGAATGCCTCTGCCGCGTAGACGAATCCGCTCACTCCACCGGTTCCGTCTGCCGCACGGGCCAGATACTTGCCGGTCGAGGTGATCAGAACGTCTCCTGCTACGATTGCGGTGTTAGTCGTGTTGGTTACCTTCGCGTAGCTGTTGTATCCACCAACCTGTACCTTGCCGTACTGGCTGTCTGCGATAGCCTCGGCGACAATTCCCTTGAACAGGCTGAGGGTATTTGCCGCAGGAGCAGTAACGCGTACGCCATCCGGGGTCGCAGTGTCCCACGAAACCGAGTCGCCCGCTGCGAGGGCTCCACCGGAAACGTTGCGGACTACGGAGAAGAGAGAGTCGTCGTCTTCACGCTGGAATGCGCTGAAAATCATGGTATGTCTCCTTGCTAAGACTCAGTCGCCCTATGCGGCCTATCTCAGCGTCAGTCAGCAGGGGGGCTCAGCACTATTGCCTACCCCCCTGATTCGATTACGAGGTCACGTCGTTCTTGAATCCACCCAGAACGCCGTGCTTGTCGCGGCGGCTCATCCAGTGGCAACCGTACCACTGAATGATCGAGGACTCGCCGGCTCCGTTAGGAGCACGCACGAACTCGCCAGGGGTGAAGTCCGCACCGCTGTACACGGTTACTCCCATGTACTTGGTGTTTGCCGCGAACAGCGTCGAGTACAGACCATCACTGATGGTCGTGCTGCCAGCCTTCACGTCAGGAACGAACTGGTCGAAGACGAGCGGGCTGCCGTTCAGGCGGATAGCCTTCCACGGGAAGCCAACCTCTTCGTAGTCCACAAAGCGGAGTAGTGCGCGAAGAGCAGCCGAGATCTGCTCGTAGCCCTTAAGGTCAGCTACGAAGAGGTCGGGGCCTGGGCCTGCGCTCTGGGAGCACAGATTGATGAGGTGGTCGATCTCCTTGAGGATGCCCGCAAAGGTCGTTGCCGCGCCAGTGATCGTCTGGTTCTTCCACCACGTATTGACCGCTGGGTCGATGCTTCCAACCGAACCGGTCGACGGAGCGTACTTGATCATGAGAGGGATCGGCTCGATGAAGGTGCTGCCGTTCACTGCGCTGGTACGAGCGGTCGTAATGGAAGCGCCGTCAGTTGCGCCCTGTCCCTGCATCAGCCAGCGGCCGAAGCGGTCCTCAAGACCAGACATAGCCTGCTCAGTCTTGCTCTTGAGTAGGTCGAGAGCCGCGCCCTTGTTCTGTGCGCGCTCGAAATCTCCGATGGTCACGCTGGATGCCATACGAGCCCAGTCGAAGAACGCAGGAGTCTGACCGTCAGTCGGCGTGATGTCGACCTGTCCAACACCGTTTGCGCCGAAGGTGTCGACCGGGGCGAATTCATACATGAGAGGAACGCGGTAGCGATCCCCAAGCTGCGAAACCGTCTTCCAGTTTCCGCTCTTCTTGTACTTGAAGTAGAACGGATTCGCGGTCGTGATCTGGTTCTGGATCACTGGGCGAATCTTGTCCAGTAGGGCCGTGAGGCGCGCGTTGTACGTGCGGCTCGTTGTGACCGGAACTCCAGCCATAGTTTTCGTCTCCAAGATGGACTTTCGTCCATCAATTAAGTAGTTGCTACAGGTATCAGTGAGCCATCTGCCTTGGGCTTCCTGTGGCAGCCAATGCAGAGGAAGGCTATGCGCCTTATTGGCCTCGCTGCGTGTCGTCCTGCGAGCTGGCTACTTGGCTGTGTCCGTCTGACTGTATTGTGGGCAGTGTCTTTGTGTCGCCCTATCAGCCAGCTACTGTGTCGCCTTCGCTGTCGCGGGACCGTGCATCACGAACCCGTAACTACAGAGTACTACACGAACATATAGAGATGTCAAGCTTCTCACTCAAAATGAAAAAGGCCACCCGCTAGGGTGGCCCATTGAAAGGGAGAACTACTTAGCGCTCGTTCTCCATTTCCTCCATGGCGATGTCTAGGGCCTCGCTGATGTTCTTAGCCTCAGCAACACGCGAAACCTTCTTGACTGATCCACCACGGCCGGAAACGCCCGTAGGCTCCCTGTCACGACGGTTGGCCTCGATCTTGGTTACTAATTTCTTAGTAGCAGTCGTAGCCGCGCCACGAGACGCAGCGCGAGCCCTACGAGCCATCACCACGTCATAGAGCGTGTCTAGATACTCACTAGGAGTCAGCTCGCCAGGAACGATCTTCCCCGACTGGCCAAGAGCTACGATCTCCCTCTCGACCTCAGGGGTAAGATCCTTGTGGCGAGCCTTGAACTGAGCCTCCTCGTTAGCCATCCTTGCCGCTTCCGCCTGCGAGGTTACCTGACCCAGTGTCTGTTCAAGGGGTGCTACGCGAGGGCCAATACGTGCCTCGGCCCACTTGTCGAAGACTGCACGAACCTTCGGCCCAATCTGCGGGCCAAAGAGGGCTTCAAGCTCTACGCCTGGGTCAGAGGCTGCCGGGGCTGCGGCAGGGGCGGCTGGAGTTGCAGCGGCGGGCACTACGGTCAGCCCAACAGACTTGGCGATAGCCTCAGCTACGCCCTTGGGGTCACGACGATAGGCAATGCCAAGCTGTACGAGCTGGTTATGCTCCTGAGTCTTCGCGGAATAGCCGCGCATGAGAGACTTGCGCAGCTTATTGAGGGCCGGATCAGCCTTGATGGCCTCGATCTCTTCTGCCGTTAGTGTGTCGAATACGTCAGGCTCTGCGTCGGCCTTCTGACCATCCGTCTTTTCGGCGTCAGGATCATCGCCTACGACATCTCCAGTATGATCACGCTCCTGCTCGCCATCTTCGGACTCGGCTTCTTCCTCTTCGGGCTCTTCAGCTTCGTCTTCGTCCAGCAGTGTCCCTTCGGACTCCTCGGAAGACTCCTCTTGCGTCTCTTCCACGTCCTCAGTGAGATCTACGTCGTCTTCCGATACAGAGTTGATCGCATCGGCAATCGTCTTCGGCGTCTCTACCACAAGGCCTCCTTAAAAGTAGCTCGGCTTCTTGCGTGCCGGGCTACCGAACTGATTAGTCATCATACCAGCAAGGGGTGTGACGCCTGCTGGATTTGCGTATCCGAAATTGCGCTTAGTAGCTGGGCCTCCGACATGCGCGCCCCCAGAGCGAGAGGCAACATTTCCAGCCGTCACGCCACCAACCTGAGTAGGGGCACCAGCGGAAGGGTCTACGGCTGCGGCAGGGGCCGGGGCTGCGGCCACCGGCTCAGCATTCTTCTGGCTAGCGTCAAATCCTCCAAAGGTGTCCTTGTTTTGACCCCACCATAGTCCACCACCACTTAGGGACTGAGCCTGACGATCACTCTTCGTGGCGTCCAGATTAGCCCCAGCTCCACCTGGGCGCATATCGTTCCCTAGAGCGAAGATGTTGTTCTGATAGGTGCTTGGATCTTGCCCCGTGTTGAACTGCCCAATCAGCATGTCCTGTAGGGGATTGCCAGTCATAGTCAACTGGTTGCCATTCGTTACTGGCTTAGCTGGATCGGCCTGACCCTGCCCTTCGGTTCCACCACTATTCGGACCCTTGGGTAGGTTCTCCTCCCCAGGTCCATTGGGAACACACTTGCCGGGAGTGCCTACGACATGCATCCCATCAGGGCAGTCGTCTGGCTTCTCGGCACACTGGCCATTCCTGCCCTTGTACGGGAAGTCTGGCGGGCAGCCCGGCATACGATCCTTCTCCCAGGCGCGGTACTGGTTGACGGCGTTCTCTGCGCTCTGGCCCAGGGGGCCACCGTCACCCCAGATCGTTCCTTTGTCTCCACCCTGCGCCTGCCAGTCATGCTGCACGCCATACAAGGCATTACGCACGATTCCTGCCGCCTTGGATGGCTCCTCGCCATCAGCGATAAGGCGGTTGTACTCCTGCGTGGCCTTAGGGTCAGTAAAGGGAGAAGACTGCTGCGGTTGAGGAGCAGGCGCTCCACCACCAGACTGAGGAGACTGCTGCTGATCGACCATCCAGTTAGCGTATGATCCCCCTGGACGTCCTTGCGCCTTCCATTCCTCGTAACTGTCAACAGCCATGGGCTACTCCTCTTCGCCTTCAATGATGGCGTTACCTAGCAACTTTAACCAGCGAGCCTTTTCTTTCCATCCCATCTTCTTCATTCTAACCTTGGTGTAATCGCGAACCATCTGCTCTGTCCAGTCTGGATGGTTTACGTGAGTGACCTCGTGAATAAGGGTGTCTAGGATAGCGCTGCTCCTTGGATCCAGCCTGACCGTACGGCCACTTGCTGTTCCGTGTAGATACCCACCAGATTCCCTAACAGCCTTGTCTCTCAGAAAAAGGGGCGCGAAGATGATACGAATAGCTGGCTTCAATCATAAGCTCCTACTGTGCTACCTCTGACCATGCGTGGCTAAATGATTCTGCCTGAGGCCCGTATCCGATAGCCCGCTCGTAGATCTTGTTGGTATGCTTCATCCTGTACAAGACGGCATAACCCCTTCCTCCTGGACCATCATAGCTGGTGACAGCCATACACACAGGAGCCTGAGCCCCTAAAGTGATCCCTCTATCGGCGAAGCGATGATTTCCCTGGGCAACACCACACTGGTCTTTTCTCCCGGCATCAGCTTGAGCGTTGTTGCACGAGTTTGGGTTGGCGGTATTGTTACATGGAGTGTCACACGACCAAGCCGTGGCGCAGTCCTCGCCTGCAGCAAGGCATGAGGCCATTGCTGTATCGATAGCGGACTGCTTGGTCGCCACCCAAGCATCAGCCTCTCCCTGAGCGGCCACTAACGTCAAAGCCAATAGTGGAGGCGCCAGAAGTAGCGACACTAACAGCAGTAATGCCTTCTTCATCTCACCACCACCTTCTGCGAAGGGAAAAGGTACGAAGGCACGTAGACCCCAGTCTTCAACCAGATCGAGTACTGTTTGGATTCGAGGCTCTTGTCGGCCCACTGGCGCTGTGGGGTGAACAGGTCGGCGAGCGCGGTGTAGGGCCAGGGCATCCCTGCGCCTGCGTTGTAGAGGGCGGTGCGCTCGTTGGCTGTGAGGAGACGGGACCACACCGCAATCGAGTCGATGTTCGCGTTGACTCCAGCAAAGATCGGGCTGCTATAGAACTTGGCACCAACAGACGTATCCCGAACGTCCACCACGGCAGAGTCGGTTCCTGCCACATTGTTTACTGTGATAGACGCCTTACGGGAAGCTGTGCTGTATCTTCCGCACGTGAGGTACCAAGTGTTCGCTGATGTCCCAGTCTTGACCGCATTCTGTAGCGCCGAGCTATCACCAACAAACATGGACTGAGTACCGTCAACTCCATAGATGGCGAACACGGTACTTGCTGTCCATGTCGCGTACAGGGAGATGACTGGTGTGTGATAGACACCGGACACCGTTGGAGACAGCGACCACCCGCACGCCTCAACGTCCGCCAGCTCAAATCCCAGGCTCCCCGCAGACACGAATGAGGTTGGCCCAGTGGTGGAGATAACGGCAGACAACCCCATACCGTTCTCGACCAGCCCTGCCGTTCTGCCCGGTGCGTTGACCGCAGTGAGGTCGCAGGCAGAAGACGAGGTCACGTTGACCTTATTCGTCCATGTGGGGTAGGTGGTGCCGTTGACCTTCACTTCAATGGGGTTTGGAGAAGTCCCATCGTTGATCGAGGTGTCCACTACGTAGGGTGACGCCGAGGCCGTAGCTGCGCTCGTGTAGAAGACGGAGCCGTTCTTGAGGTAGGTGACAGTCCCATCCGAGGCCACATTGATCTTGAAGACATCTCCTGCCGCATAGACATTCCCATCGGAACCGGTTCCGAACTTCGGCAAGTTGCTCTCGTACACGATGAAGTTCTTTCCGACACTATTGGGCTCGAAGTAGATCCCGTATTCGATCTCAGCGACACCCTGATCCGAGTCCACGTCGTTCAAGCCATAAACGCTGTAGTGCCCAGTGTCGGCAGGAAGATAGAACTCCACGTATTGCCCACGGGAAACGGTTTGCGCGGAAGATGCACCCGCGTTATACGCTGCCCCCCCAATTGACTTCGCGAGCACCTGATCCGCGTAGCACGCACTCCGCGAATCCACAGCCCTCGTCCCGCTCTCCTCCCCCATGTCCCAGCACGCAGTCGGCGTGGGAAGGCCAGAGGATGCGACAGCGGCGCAGCTCATGCCCTTGCCGGAGTTGTAGAGGGTGGTGATCTGATCAGCAGAAAGTCCTTGAGGGAACAGCATCCCCGTACTCACGATGTTGTCGCCGGGAATTGTTAGGCCGTCTGTAGTTGTTCCAAATGCAATGCCCGTAGCCTTGTCAGGCTTTGCCGAGCACACAGAGCCCGTCTCTGCCCCTCCGTTGCTGCTGACATATAGAGTGCCCCCCGCTCCACCGACCGCTGGGTTGTATCTCATCGTAAGCATGTAGCGCCCACCGGCCACCATCCCCGTCACGGCCGAAATCGAGCACTTAGGCGTTCCGCCTCCTGTGTGTGCTCGTCCATACACTTGTGCCGCGTCCCGGTAGAAATCCCATCCACCCACGGCGCCTGTCTTCCCGGTAGCAATGAACTTCGTCCCTGCCGCAACAGATGGGGGGGAGTACCAGTACGCGACCGTGAAGGGAGAAGTGAAATCCACCTTCAATGGTTCGGCGCTTGTGTTGACGACATACTTCGGTCCGGCAGCCTCCGTCAGTAACGCATAGCTCCCCGCCCCGCCACCGACACCGGGGGAATTGACCGCTGTCAGGTCGCACGCGCTCGCCTGCGAGACGTTGACGAGGTTGGTCCACGTCGGCGAGGGCGCGAGTCCGGCGGTGCCGTTGATCGCCGCCACAAGCGACTGCCCCGCGTTGGAGTTGAGCGACATGTCCACCACGTAGCGCGCCCCAGCCGCAACGGTGACCGCGCTCGTATAGCGCAGCGTCCCGTTCTGCGTGTATGTCACGGCCCCGTTCGCGTCGATCGAGATGCGCAGTCGATCGTTGACCGCAGATGTCAGATCGCCGCCCTTCTGGACACCCAGCTCGAAAGTACGCAGCGCAACGCCGCCAACAAGCGGGGAGTACCAACCGAAGTTGACCGTCGTGTAGTTTTGATCGGAGTCCGTCAGGGACAGCCCCATCAGGCGCTCGCCAGTGAGCGACGTCGGGATGAGGAACTCGACGTAATCCCCGCGACCCACAGTCTCGACACTGGAGGCACCGGCGGCCCACGAACCACCTCCAGTACGATTGAAGAACGTCACCGCCTTGCAACTCCCCGCCGTTACGTACCTCGTTCCGCTCAGCTCGTTCAGGGACCAGTTGGCAACGAGGCCATCTTGCAACGATGGATAGCCATAGCGAATCCTATTCTCACTCGTTCCAATCCTAGATGGAGCTGTGCTAGTAGGTCCATAGCTCCTGATCTGAGGCAAGAATAGAATCGGAAGAAGCATCAATGCAAAAGCGTAACGTCGCATTATTCACCCCTGATCGCGTGTACTGTGTTCGATGTTGCTACGGACATCTGTACTCCAAAGGCGATATATCTGAGCACGGTCGCCATTGTATGAAGTCCGTGGCGACGAAGCTCATACTCGATGATTGCTATTGTGCTGGCCATGCCTAACTTTAGGGCCACCCGCGCTTCAGAATCCCATCCTCCAGGATTGCCCTCATAGCACGTTGGGCACCACTTGATAGCAGCGGACGTCGAAAGTAAATCGGCGCTGATTCCAATTCCTAAGAAGGTCAAGTCAAGAGCAATGCCGTCAGCTACTTTCTTGATCTCAGCGTGCTCTGCCTCATGCTTAGCGATCCAGTCCGTTGGTGGAGGAGGGCCAGCAAGAGTAGCCGCCAAAAGCAGTACAGCTAGCATTAGCTAATTCCGCCCCAAGCACGAACAGCAGCCGTGCTAGACGCAGAGCGAACGGTCATCCCGATGAACTCTAGTCCACCACGAGAACTATCGCGAACGAAATACTCCCCAGGCTTCAGCTCTAGCCCGCCAGTGCTTTCCGTCGCCGGAATAGCTTCTCCAGCCTTGTACCACTTCACGTAAACAGACACGAGTCCGTCATTCTTTACCCACGTAGACGTGCATCGAATGGTAAACGTGATTGCGGTTCCATCCGTATCTGCGGTGACAGAGTGATTACTGTCATCCATCGCCTCCACTACGGTCGGAGCCATCACTGGCGAGGCCAGGAAGGTTGCGGTCATCGCCAATACGACTAGGATCATCCAGAGCTTACGCATCTTCATCCTCCACTTCCCCAAGGGTATCATCGAGATTTTCAGCCCCGATTCCTAGTAATGCCAGCATTTCAAACAGCTCTTCCTCTGTCATGTGCAACCGGCGCATGATTGGAGAATGCGAAGAGTCTGTTGTGCGAACCGTGATGTCTAGCCCTCCATCCTTACTGGAAAACCCAAACCCACGTACGAAGAATCCAATCTCACTCATGTCTTCACCTAGATAAAGTACAGCTTCTCCCCACGTCTTTCGAACTTCTGCGAACCAAACTGTACTTCCTTCTCGCGCATGAGGGATCGACGTTCACTGCGACTGCCGATGAAGACCCCGCGCATGCCTAGTTCGTTAGTAGACGTGCAGCGTGGGTCTTGGCGATCTAGTAGTTGTACATCAACGTAGGGCTCAAATGGATCATCGAAGCCCCTGGGCTTCCCGTGATCTTCTGGGCGTCCCTTGCAGAATGGGAAGTCACCCTCAAAGTAGTCAGATCCGCACTTCTCGCAGTGAATCGTCTTGTCGTCCTTGTAGTACTGCTCTTCCATATTCCTTATCCCTGTGCGTTTGGTTGAGGCCCACCAGATCCAGCGTCAGCCGGTGCGCCTCCCTGTGGAGCAGGCTGCTGCGGAGCGCTGCCCTGCTTATTTGGATTACCACCTCCAGGCATTGGAGCTACTCCGGGTGCCGGCGGTGCTCCCATTGCTGCGGCCTGCGCTTCAGCCTGAGCCTTTGCCTGCAAGGCCATGAAGATGTTCTGCTGATCGTTCGCCTGTCTGATCCCCATGTAGTTCAGGACGTTCTTGAGTAGCGGCGGGGCCATCGAAAGCAGCATGCCAATCGGAGATGCTGCCAGCATATTGAGAGCCTGCAGCAGCTTATTCCCATACTGTTCTTCAGTTACAGGAGAAAGAGACTCTACGTCAACTACGATCTCCCACTGCATCCCGTCGTCAGCTTCCTTAAGCTGTTGCGGGGTGACTTCTTGATACTGCTGCACCGATGGGTTGAAAGATGGCTGCGGAGGCTGTGGCAATCCAGGAGGAGCCTGCGGTTGCTGATCTGGCATTCCCTGCCCGCCAGGATTCTGAGGAGCTACCCCAGGCGGAACACCAGGGACCGTCAGTGGCTCGTGAGGCGGGAACTGCCCCTCAACTGCCATACTGTTGGCCGTCATCAGTTTCTTATACTGATCGGCCATCTTCATGATGTTCTCGCTCTCAAGTCCGAAGTTTGGGCCGGTCGGATCTGAGTTGACGATCACCCACTGCGGGAGCGTCATCTTTTCGAGAGCACACTTGATTAGGTTGCCGCAGACGGTACCTAGGAACTCAGCAAATTCCTGCTGCTCATAGGAGTCTCGCACATCTCCAGACTGACCCATGGCCTGTACTTCGGTTGCCGTTGGCTTTCCACCGGCCCCGCGAGTCAGTCTGTCTACCGGAGATGACGCTGCCTGCTCGGCGAATCCAGCGTCAGAAAGGGCCAGCGTACGGATGACCGCATCCGATACCTGTGGCATCTGAACGGGAGTGATCGCCTGCATGTTGTTGTTATCTACGGCGATCATCGTGAAGAACTCGTCATTCTCCAGCTTCTCTAGCTCATCGGCCGGGAAGGCGCTCTTATCGTACGTGAAGCGTGGGCGCGTTCCCTTGCGTACGATGCGAAGCCACTCTCGCGAGTCGTTGAACTCATCCTGCTCTGTGAGCTGTCCGAAGATTGGAGGGATCGGATACCACTCTCCAGGCATGACCTCAAAGCGCATCGTACTGATCGGCAGGTAGTAATACGAGGTCTGCTTCAAGATCATGTCATGCCCTTCGGCGATGACGTAGCGGATCTTCTCACGCTGGTCCCAGATCTTCCAGACGCGAACCATGTCTGCTGGAACGTCCTGGGTTTTGTCGGTCTGGCCAACAGGTGCCAGATCCCTATCGAAACCGCCGTCAGCCTGCTTAGCGCTAGCCTTGAGGTCTTCCGTGTTGTCGAAGGACTCGCAGCGCTTGACGTCTTCTACGTACATCCATTCCCAATATCCAAGCCAGTCCTGCGATTCAGTGGCCGACTTATCATTGCTGGCTACATAGAACTGCCTTGCCGGAATGTGCTTGACGTAGAACGTTTCCGCCTTAGGAACCTCGTCAACCTTCGATAGCTCCTGGGAGATGACATCGTCCTCCTCGACAGCAGGAAGCTCTCCCATCTCCTCAAGGTCGTCCTTGACGTCCTCGTTCTCAACCAGCTTTGGCTTCTGTTTGAATGGGTTCTCTACCCAGTCAGCTTCATACCCAACTTCAACGACACCGAAGGCCCAGTGGGCCTCCTTGAGTGCCAGCATGATCTCTGGCTTGAAGCGCGTCTTAGGCTGACGGACGATCGTGTTAATCGTGTCCTGCAGAAGCTCGCATCGCTCTGAGATGGTCGATCCTACAGAGTCCCCGCGCCCTCGCGCGGGGCGCACTCTGACGTATGGGAAGTAGTAGAAGATTGATGGCAGTCTAGTCTTTAGAGCAGCGAGTATCTTGTTGATCTGATACTTGCGCTCTCCCTGAGCGTCAAGCTCATCTCCCTCGGGTCGCTGGAATCCACGAACGTAATCGTGAGATCTATCAACCTCATAGTCCTGCTCCCACTTCTCCTTAAACTTCTTGGCCTTGGCGATGCGCTTAAAGAGGAGACGTACTTTGTCTTCCTGCTTGCGCTTTTCCTTGGCCTCATCTACTTCCTCTGTAGGAGCAGAGGCTAGGGATCCAAGTAACTGCGCTATCGGATCTCCTGGAGGCGTTAACAGCTCTGGCGGCGGCTCGATGAATCCAATTTCGTTGCTCATAGTTCTACTTTACCATCAGTATCCGCCGCCCCTTGAGCGCCATTTGCTCTGCTCAACACGCCCCTTGGGTGGCTTTTGGGAGTGGTCAATTGGTGGCAATGTAACGATGACTCTGCCACCTCCAACTGCCTTCGCTGTTAGGATACGCTGCTCCACCGGAGCGCTCGCAGGGATCGGATGAGAGTTGACGACGTATCGCACGCAGTCGAGGGCGTGGTCTGGGATGGAAGGGTCACGCTCGTCGCTGTAAATGGGCTTGCCATCATTCTCGCCCACTTGGAGTCGCTTTGCTGATCTGATCTCTCGGATAGCGTGGTCGATACCATGTGGATGATCTTCGCTCTTCTTGATGAAGTAGATATGAGGAGCACCTATTTCTCCAGTGATGGGATGCTTGTGGAGCCCATCAATTCTGAGATACTGCGACAAGCGCTGGCGAGATAGGGCTTCGTTCTTGTCTGCTGGCGTCCAATAGATCGCCGTGTCTTCCTGGATGATCTTGCGGTCAGTGTACTCATCTGCCACAGACCAGCGCTGCTGCCTGCGCGTGAAGCCAGAGATGTTGCGCGTCTTGTCGAAGATCGAGGCGTCAGCAAGGTTGATACGGAAGGTCAATGGACGAGAGAGCGTAGTGATCGCTCTTCGATGGTCAGAGACGTTGAACTCTTTTCCATCCTCCGTCATGCCCGGCTGATAGTACTCCTGCCAGAAGAAGAGGTTGTGGGACTGGTCAACGCCGTACCAGAGGCAGCACGTAGGAGCAGAGTCTCCGTGGTCGAGAACGCGTCCGAGCATGCACGAGTTTTCGATGAACGATACCAGCTCTGGAGAGTACTCAAGAAGAGACATCTCATCCAGGCGATAGAGGTGGCCCTTGGAGCGAACCCATTCACCGCGAACGAAGCGACGAACGTAGTCTTCGTCCTGCTGGAGCAGGATGTTGACGTTCTGCTCCCCGGCGAACTTGTTCTGAGTAGTCGGCATGAGCAACTGACGATAGCCATGCTTCGACCACTTCTCTTGCCACGCCTTTGACTCTGGGCAGAAGCGCTGCCATAGCCAATGAAGCTCAGGATCGCCGTCTTCTGTTGGGTTGGCGGTCAGGATGATGTCGATAGGCGGCACCGGCTGGCCGGACTTATTACGCCACGGCCATTCTCCATCGTAGGAGTTGAGCACCCACTTTGGTACCCGCGCCCCCTTCCATCGGCCAAGACGACCCAGGAGAACTGTGAAGGTTCTCTCTTGCATCTGCTCAGCCTGATCGAGGATAGCAGCGTTGATTTCAAGACCCTTCAAGAGGGTTGCGCTATTCGGGCTGTCAAGGTGGTGGAAGATGAACGACGATCCGTTGTCTAGCGTAACCTCGGTAGCCGAAGACTGCTTTACCCGCTTTGGATCGATCCACTGGTCGAACGATGGCCTCGTGGTCAGAGACAAATCCTTAAAGGTCTTACGAAGGACTGCCACCTTATAGCCAGGGAAGTTGTCGCAAAGTGCCAGGGCTCTTAGGATCGCCGCAGACGTCTTGCCTGAGTTGAACCCACCCATCAGCAGTAGGGGGCTGCCGGGAGGGGCTTCTACGGCCTCCTGCTGATGCGCAGAGGCCCAATCGAACGTCCTTGGGCCATCTGGTTCCGGCTCGATCAGCTTTGGCTGTTGGTTATCCATCTACATCCTCACCGTTAATCTTGGCGACGATGTCTGACACGCTATCTGCCACAGCGACCGAAGGCCCACCGTCAACCAAGATCAAGCTGCGACCAAGAACTGGCGTCCTAACGCCAGAATCCATCGTGTACGCTTGATTCACAAAAACGATCTTGTCGGGGTTCACCCAGAAGTCGATCCCCTCGTCCGTTACGAGCTTAATCAGCTTCACTGTCTGCTACCTCTGCAATTTCGGCATCAATAACTGGATCGCCCTCAGAGATCTCCAGTGGAATGACGGGAGCTTCTAGGCGATTCTGCCAAGGAAAACGAGTACCGGCGGGGAAGACAACAAGCGGCTGTGCGGGAGCAACATACCCCTCAACCTGGAGTTCCTTGTAGCGATTCGAAAGACGGACAGCAGAGTTGAACGCAAGCTTGACACCCTCTAGCTGACGGTCCCTGTCTTCCGTGTCGGCGATCATCTCCCCAAGTACAACAGCCGCATTGTTGGCCAGCCCCATCACGCGTGCCTCAAAGATCTGCCGCATTCTCTCCTGGGCAAGACGCAGCTCTTCTCGGAATGTTGGATCCTTAAGCCAGTCACGAATCGTGTTGGCCTTCGTCCCAACGGTAGCTGCTACCTGATCCTGAGTCTGGCCGCCCACCAAGAGCGACAGGGCGGCTACTTGCTTAGCGGACAGATTCTTCTTGGCCATGAGTTACTCCGTATCTTCACCCATGTGGGCTACTGTAGCCTCATTCCATTTTTCGAAGGGAAGCTCAGCCACGTCGAAGCCTGCTGCTGCACGATGCCCACCGCCACCGAAGGACTTGGCAACCTCAGAGCAATCGAAGTCGCAGCCCTCGCGTACGCGTAGTGAGAACTGCCATCGACCATCACCACGACGGAAGTACCCAGCGGCGAATGGCGCGTCGGGATACTGCTGCGCGAGAGTATTGACATGATCGCTGCAGTTCATGTATGGAGTGTTGATCGTAGGCACAGCATTGCCAGCGATCAATTCCACGCGGGCCTGCTCGCATACCTTCTTCCCGAAGGTGTCGATGTAGGACTGGATTGCAGCACCATTTTTGGCTACCGCTTCTGGACCAAGCGCCAAGATCGCATCCCAGGACTCAAAAGTCATCGGCTGAGCTGATACGTAGGCCGAGACGAGCTTAGAATCCTTCAGCTTCCAATTCCATAGGTCGCGGTCTTCGACGTAATCAACTAGCCATAGCCCGCGCTTTCCCTGGAACCTTGGCTCTCGTACTCCGTTCTTCTGGCCCCACTCGCGTTCCATCTCATCGAAGAGGATTCCGCTTCCGCTTCGCATCATGTCGAAGACCACACGGTCCCCGTCACGCTGCAGACGATGCTTCTCGCGCAGCTCAGGAAGGATCCCATCCAATGCGGCCTGGGCCGTCTTGTGGTGATCCATGATTATCGTACGCGCGGAAGGCTTGATCACCTTCTCGATCATTACCTCACGCGGATACGTGAAGTCAACAAGCCAGACTTCTTTCCCCTTGCAGTCTGGAGGATCCTGGCCGTAGGTGGCCGGATGGTAAACGACCGGGGCATCATTCAGCCCCGGCCTTTGAAACTTGCTAAACACCCACGCTGCCGTGTGACCGTCGAAGCAGTTGCCGTGGTAGATGAAGATCTTCTCTCTCATTGAATCTCCTTGCAGTGACAGTTTTTAGGTGGGCGCTCAGTTAGCCACTGCTTGAGCGCCTCATACCCGCGCCGGTAAAGGCTATATCGGCATGGCAGGCAGAAGAAATGATCACACTTACTACAATACACCACTTCCTCATTGCCAGAGCAGATACAGCACGTCTTTACCGATTGCCCCATCCCTCTCCTTTGAGGCCCATCTCAGACTGATTAGTGAGCGCGCCGTTGCCCTCCCACTTCTCAAAGGCCTTGTCCACCTCTCGCTCAAGGTCAGGGTCGATCCCGTAGACCTTTGCCAACTCGGCCTTACGCTTCGCCTGGGCTTGCAGTGTGAAATACTGCGTGTGCTCATCCTCTGCAAGTCCAGCAAGCTCGCGATGGGCATCCTTTACGCCTTGCCTCTGCATATCAACCATGGCCCATTCCATTGCCTCATTGATACTAGAAGCAAATCGTGGCCTATCTAGCTCGTCAGCCTTCATCGTCTCCAGGATGAACCCCTGGATATTGAAGAGCAGGGCACAGGCGATCTCGACAGGGTCAGTCACATTTGGATCGAAGCGCGGCTTGAACCCAGTGGTCACAAGCCAGAAGTCGAAGAAGTGGCGCGTGATGGATTCGAGGTAAACCCTGATCGGGATCCCCTTCTGCCAGTTGTCCGCAGACCTAATCGTGCCGTCCGACTGGAAACGATGCTTGTGCATGTACTCGCTGAAACGATGCATCACCAGGGGCGAGATAAAGCCAAAGGGCTCCAGCTTGTTCGCGCTCGTATCCCGCGTTGCTCCCGTTTCAAACTTACGCACAATGCCGTTGTCCATTTACGCGATCTCCTTAACAACCACCTTGGGCTTCAAGATTTCCGTGTCCCTCTGGCAGATCTCTTTCCAGTTTGTCTTCTCTTCCTTTAGCTTCGGCACGAAATCGTCAGTCATCTCCACGCGATAGGTAATCGTCGCCTGGAACGTCTTGTACTTTAACGCTGTCATCAATCAACTCCAGCGGCTTTGGCTTGGGCCATCGAACCGCGATCTTTCGGAAGCAGCTATTGCAGTAGTACTTTCCGTTGTGCCCCAAGACATACAGATGGTCGAGATCGAAGTCTCCGCAAACGTCACACCCGCGACAGGGAGGGAGACTTTCTTTGGTCGGACTATCTGACTGCTTCTTCTTGGCCATATCGAAGAATGGCGGGCCACATCTCTGCAGCCCGCCATATGGTTACCCTCTACTCGTCAGGAAGTCCGTCATGATCTTCCGGCTGATGCCTTCCAGCAGGGAAGGCGACGTGGTCATCGCAGATGAAGCTCCTGCATCCGAAGCACCACTCTGCGATCTGACCACATAGCCGGCACGAAACGTCATCGTCGTCCCTGAACTTGCCCATGGCTAGAACGGGATGTCGTCGTCCAGTGCGCCGCCAACCTCGACCGGCCCCGTGCTCGTCTCGACCGTCGTACGCTGGGCCTCGCGACGAGATCCGCCGCCCTTGCCCTTCCCGCCAAGCATGATCACGTTGCCGCCGAAGCCGACCTTGACCCTAGGAGTGTTCCTCTTGTTGCCATCCTTGTCGGTCCACTCTTCGTAGACCATCTGGCCCTCGACGTAAAGCTGCGAGCCCTTCTCGATGTAGGGCTGGATGGCCGTAGCCAACTTCCCAAAGACGCTGATCCTGTGCCACTGCGTCGTTTCGCGCTCCTTGTACGTCTCCGATGTGGCCAGGGAGAAGCTCAGGATGTCTCCTCCGTTGGTCGACCTCAGCTCAGGCTCGCTACCGACATTACCAATCAGCGTGATCTTGTTGAGAGACTTCATTTACACTACCTCTTTCTTCAGAACCCAGTGATAGGTCTGACAATCGCCTACCGAGCCGTACTCGCTGTGTTCAATCGTCCACCAGCACGGCTCGACTTTATTGCGGTAGTCAGACAACGCCTGACCACCTAGTTTGTTGTAGAACTCACGGGTGAGATACAGAAACGTTGCGTCATTGATGATGCGCTTT